CGGCTTTGTGGGGTGGGAAATGAGCAAGATCGGGCCAGATCATTTCCGCTACTACGCGGACAGTACTGAACATGGCGTGGTAATCCGTTGCGAGCGTTTCGTGGTCATAGGAGAAACGGCACACTGCTGGTACGTCATCCGCGCAGACCGTGCCCACCTCGCCAACATCGACTGGAGCACCGCAAGCTACTGGAGGAAGAAGCTGCGCAAGCGTGTGCTCAAGGCCACGTCCGCCCACGTCCGCCGGTACTGCTATCCAGACAAGCTCAATGCCCTGCACTCGTTTCAGCAGCGGCAGAAGTGGCGCATCAGCCCCGCCACGCGAAACCTCGAAACGGCACAGGCGTCCCTCAAAGCCATTGAAGGGCTGCTGGCGTCTGACCAGGCGATCCCTGACAGCATCAAGGCTGGCCACACCCAATACACAAGCCAGCTTGTCTGGAACGACTACTGAGGCCAAAGCCCATGAGTGACGTGAAGCGCTGCGCCGCATGCGGCAAAGAAAACCCTGTCAGCGAAATGAAGGTCTGCATGCACCACCAAATGCACCGGTATGTGTGCGACTCAAAGTGCATGACCGATTTCTATAACCCTCCGAAGAAACCGACCGCTGCCGAGCTGGAAGCGAAGGTCGCCGCCCTCGAAGCCGAACTGGCCACAGTCAAAAAGGTGGCCTATGGAAACATGGAGTTGCTGGAGGAAAACGCCAAGCTCCGCGCAGAGCTGGAGCGGCGGGCGGTGCCGGATGGGTGGAAGCCGGTACCGGTTGAGCCTACTCCAGAAATGGTCAGCGCCGCAGAAGAAGCGCACATGCCGTTTGGCGATATGGATATTGCGCTGCGCATGGCTATGCTCGCCGCCCCTGCGCCAGAACGCTGCGAATATTGCGACGGTACAGGCGATGTTCACGGCCTAGATGGCGAATGGAAAGGGAGTTGCGTTTGTCCGGCTGGGCGTGCGCCAGTGCAGGCAGAGCCAGCCAGCCCGTGGGTGGCGGTGAGTGAGCGGCTGCCGCAAATCAAGCAAGTGCTTTCAGAGAAATGCACGCTGGAAGGCAGGGACATTCCGACACTTTACCGATCAGGCGAGGTACTGACGTTTGACGGAAAGCGCGTGAGCGCCGGAATAGTCGAGTGGTTCCACGGTAAGTCGCCGCTGTCTGGCGTCACCCACTGGATGCCGCTCCCGCCAGCGCCGGAGGTGGTGTGATGAGCCTTAACTTTTGGAGGAAACTTCGCAAGCTGGTGCAGAAGCGCGAGCGTGAAGCATTCCTTGAGCGCCATTGCGTCAACCTAAAGTGCCCGCATTGCAATACTTGGATGTCTGACGCAGACAGCGCCGGCAGCTTTTCGGCGGGGCACCTGATCGCAACAAACTGGACATGCGGACACTGCGAAAAAGTGAGCGCGTGGGTCTGCGAAGCTGGATTTTGGTTTCCAGCAGAGAAATTTGGAATTGGGACAGAGCAACAGGAGCCCCGCCATGACTGACACCGTAACGATCCGCCGCGAGCTGCTGGAGCGCGTGACAAAAACTTGTATGTTTACGATGCCAGCGGATGACTACACAGAACTCCGCGCCATCCTCGCCGCCCCGCGCCAGCCGGAGGGTGAGGTGAAGCATTACTGGCCAGAGGAAATTGTGGGCACTGGTGAACTTGTTGTGTACCTGAACGACTACGCCGCCCTCGAAGCCGAACTGGCCACAGTCAAAAAGGTGGCCTATGGAAACATGGAGTTGCTGGAGGAAAACGCCAAGCTCCGCGCAGAGCTGGAGCGGCGGGCGGTGCCGGAATCATGGCGGCGAATGGACGCTAGTTTCGTAATTGAACACATCCGCCAGACCAGTGTTTTTGACGCTGATCTGATCGAGCAAATGCTGGAATACGCGATCAATGCTGCCGCCCCACCCGCGCCAAAGGCTGACGATCCGGTGAAGGTGCAACTGCTGGAGCTGGTGAGCATGGCATTTGAGTTCATTAACAAGTCTGCTGAACACGATTCCGTTTGCAATGTGTTCGACCTTGATGAGGACGACCGGCACAAGGACTGCAACTGCGGGCTGGATGCGGTTATCAGAGCGCTCTACGACGCCATCGCCGCAGCACGGCAGGAGGGTGGGAAGGTATGAGCGTACTAAAGGCATTCTCCAGTTGGCGCGCAAAAAGGCGTCGAAACAACAATGTTGAACGGTTTGGCGTAGGGCTCAAATGCCCGCACTGCGAATGTTGGAGCAGTGATCGAAACGAGGCGCCAGATATACGATCCTGCGACCACCCTATTGCGGTGCGCTACACATGCACCACTTGCTCAAGGCCGAGTTACTGGGTCTGCGAGGCCGGCTTCTGGTTTCCTGCAGAAGCATTTGGAATAACTGCCGACCAGATCGAAAAGGAGCGCAACAAATGACCGACAAACTACTGATTGACCGCGAGCTGCTGGAGCGCGAGTTGCTATCCGTGCTGGATTTTTCAGAAAGCAATCTGCGCAGAGTCGTTGACCACCTAATTGATGTTGGGTACACCCGCGCCGCCCCGCGCCAGCCGGAGGGTGACGCAATATCGCGCGAGCGTGTGCAGGCGGAGGCTGATGCTTTTTTCGATTGGCCTACAGCTGACAAGTCATCGGTAACAACGACGAGCTGTCTGATCTTTGCGCGCTGTATAGCTGGAATAGTTGCCGCTGAGCGTGACGCCACCATTGCCGAGCTGCGGGAGGAATTGGATGCTGCTAAAGAAATACTGGCGCAGCAAGGCCGGAGAAACACGGAGCTTCGAGCCGAACGCGACACCCTGCGCCAGCAGCTTGCTGAGCAGGATGCGGAAATCGAGCGGCTGCGCGTGAAGCTGATGACAATCGCCTCTGCTGAGCCAGTCCGGCACAATATCGAATGGGCGAGGCGCACCACCGAGCAAGAGCCACCCGCGCCCAAGGCTGACGATCCGGTGAAGGTGCAACTGCTGGAGGCGCTGGATGGGATGATGCAAGTTTATGGGGGGAGCAAGTGCATAGACGGCCTACCTAAAAGCAGTACAGAGCTGGAGCTACTGGACGAGGCACGCGCCGCCATCGCCGCAGCACGGAGAGGAGAAGGGTAATGAGCAATCGCCAGTTCAGAACTATCTGCGCCCTTGGCTGGATGAACGCAATTCTTATTGTCGATGACATAACAATGGCTTTGGTAGCTGCTGCGTTCTGCATCACATACGCAATAGGGGCAATCCTTGCACAAATCCAAGAAGGCAAGCAGGAGCGCAACAAATGACCGACAAACTACTGATTGACCGCGAGCTGCTGGAGCGCGAGTTGCTATCCGTGCTGGATTTTTCAGAAAGCAATCTGCGCAGAGTCGTTGACCACCTAATTGATGTTGGGTACACCCGCGCCGCCCCGCGCCAGCCGGAGGGTGAGGGGCTGGAGGTGGTGGCGTGGCAGGACGCTGACAACCCGCTGTACACCACAGCGGAGCGCAGGCAGATGCACGGATGGGCAACCGATGGTTATCCGGTTGTCGAACTTTGCCGCCTACCCGACGCCCAGCGCGCCATTGCCGAGCTGCGGGAGGAAATCAGCGACCTGCACACTACGATGATGGCCGCCGCTGTCGAGATTCAAGAGCACTGGCAAGCGCACTGCGACGAAGAAGGCTACGGCCCTGCGAACCTGATGAACAGGCTAGAGCGAGGAATCGCAGCGCAGTACGGATACACAGCGCAAACCGTTGTGCAGATCGAGGCCGAACGCGACACCCTGCGCCAGCAGCTTGCCGAGGTGGGGGAGCTGGTGGAGGCGTTGCGAGCGGCAGACGAATACCTGAGCAGCAACAGGTTCAACGAAATCGGCAGCGGTTCGATACTGCATCGGCAGATGCAAGCCGCGCTCGCCAAGTGGGAGGGTAAGGCATGAAACCCATGTCCCTCAAGTTCGTCTGCGACATCTGCGGACGCAAGCGTAGCCACGGCACCAAGAAGATCGACCACTCTAAGTGCTCCAAGATCAGACAGGAGAATCACCGTGGCTAACTTCGCCGCCGGGTGGATGGTGTTCTGGATGATAACCGCCAGCGCCGTCGGGCCTGCCATGCTGCTAATAACCGAACCGCCGCAACCCACCTGCTGGATGGAAAAGCGGCTGACCAACGAGAACTACCAACCCCGCACGGTGCCGGTGCGGGTGTGCGAGGTGAAGTAATGAGCCACCTGAACGACTACAGTTTCCCCCGCGCGTACCACATCGGTCGTGAGCGCCGAGAGAGCGGCGGTGGAAAAGTACCCCCGGCGTCCCTGACCTGGGCCGAGCGCCACTGGTGGCTGGCCGGGTGGAATGACAGAGACATGGAGCTGACCGCATGAACTGGCTGATTAAAGACAGGGTAAAAGCCGCCCAGATGCGCTACCAACTGCGCCGATTCAAGAAGCAGTTGGTCGAGATGGGTATCAACCCGGACACCCAAGTACCGGAGCTGGATAAGCTGCTGGAACGGTTGGACGAGGTGTTCCCATGATCCTTAGCTACGAACTGGCGGACAACCCCGGCTATGAGTACGAGCAGGAGGTGCCCGACCTCGACGGCGCCAACCTGTACCTGCAAACACTGCCGGCGCACATGATCGTCTGGTATGACATTACCGACGACGAGGGCAACACGGTCTACGATTGGAGAGATACAAAGTGAGCTTCCGCGGATCACAGAAGGCGCAGTACAACAAGCTGGTGGAAGCCCTGCTGGCCGCACGCGAGGCGCTGGACAAGGCGCTGGTTGAGAATGCCATGCTGGAAGCGCGGCTTTCCACCGCTGCCGACAAGCAGATTCTGTTGCTCAACAAGATCATCGACAAGGACGCCGAGATCGAACGGCTGCACAGGCTGGCCGACGACGCCAAGGGCAAACGCTGCCCTGGCTGCGGCGAACCGATGGTATCCTGCTCGACCCTGAACGAGCGGGTGTGTAACGGATGCGGCACCGTGTGGGACTGGCACTTGGAGCAAGGACAGCCGGCGCTTATCGGCAACAACAGGCAGGGTAGGAGGGCGCAGCAGTGAAAATACAGGAGCGCATAGCCGCCATCGAGGCTGAGTACGGCGAGTCGTTCATGGAGATCGTCAAGGGATACGCCGACGACGGCGAGAGCCGCACCAGCACCGCTGCCATCCTCGACATACCAGGCGCCACGTTCAGGCGCTGGCTCACCAAGCAGGACGGTATCGAGTGGCGCAAGCCGACCGACACCAACCCGTGGCGCGACGGAAACAAGAACAAGGACACCACCAACGTGGTTGTCGCCGCGCGGGTAAACCTGCAACGCGCACGGGAGGCGAACGAGTTGCGGTTCAACGGGCGAGGCATACGCACCCCTGGACTGATCGAAAAGATCGCCGCGGCTCGCGCCGCCGGTGTCAGTTGGAGGCGTATGCCGGCGCATGTCGGGATGAAATGCAACCCGGCCACGCTGCGCCGCGACTACAACAAGCGCTTGACACGTCAGTAATACAGAGTTATATAGATTGCTACATCAACCACAACCCGGAGATCGCCACATGGCCATCCACGTATCACTCGACTTTGAAACCCTGTCCCTCAAACCCGATGCCGTTCTGCTGTCGATCGGAGCCTGCACCTTCGACACCGAAACGGGCGAGGTGGGCAACGAGTTCTACCTCGCCATCGACCCGCGCACCCAGCACCAGCGCCACATCAGCGCTGACACCGTACTCTGGTGGCTCAAGCAGGACGAGGCTGCCCGCACCAAGCTGACCAGCGCCATCGAAGCCCGCGAGAAGCTGGACGAAGACGGTGACTTCACCGACGAGCAACTGACCGAGCTGATGGAGCAGGCCGCGCACCCGATCCACCACGTCGCCCGGGCGTTCATCCTGTGGTTTGAGCAGCTTGGCGAAGTCCAAGGCGTGTGGACAAACGGCGGCGTCGACCACACATGGATGGACTCGCTGATGGAGTACAGCGGCTTCAAGGTGCCGTACCCGTTCTGGTTGCAGCGTGACTATCGCACCCTCAAGGGTCTGTACCCCGAGGTCAAGGCTGAACCCTTCGGTAAATCTCACAACGCACTGGATGACGCGATCAAGCAGGCCAAGCACGCGCTTGTGCTGCTGTCGCTAGCTAACGAACGACACGGCAGCGCCATCAGCAGGGAGTCCGAGTGATGGCCCTTTCCCGCAACTACGGCAACGCCAAGCAGGTCGCCCTTATGGGCGGCCCGTGGGCTGGTCTGACCCTAACCATCCGCCCGAACAACCGCCCCAAGGACGACAAGTCCCTGCCCATCCGGGTGGGCCAGCACGCCGGGCGCTACAACCTGAACAACGGAGAGTGGGAGGCACTATGAGCATCACCAGTGATGGCAGCACTGCCAGCTATTACGAGCTGCCGGAGGGCGCCAAGGAGCTGCAAGACCTCATTAGCCACCGCAACATGAACGCACAGGATGGTGAGATTTTCCGCGCTACCTACCGCAAGGGTCTGGCCAGCCACAGCGACGAGCTGCGCGATGCCAAGAAGGTGCTGTTCTACGCGCAGGCCGAGGTCAAGAGACTAGAGAAGAAGGCCCCGCGCCCTGCGGCGACCCACCCCCAGCAACCAGAACAACCGCGCGTGCCGGTGTCTATATGCAACTGCTCGGCACACGACATGCCGGGCACAGTACACATGCCTTGGTGCACCGTACTAGCCAACAAATAACCCCACCGCCCGGTTCGCCGGGCGAACTTTTACCCGGAGAAATGGATGAAGTTCCTCTACCTTGACTTTGAGACGTTCTACTGCTCAAAGACCGGATACACCCTGAGCAAGATGACCGCCGAGGAATACGTGCGCGATCCACGCTTTGAGTCCATCGGCTTCGCGTACGGCCACCTGCCGGCCGGCGAGTGGTGGAAGGGGTTGTCTGTCCAGCAGGTCATGCAGGTGGTATACCAGAACATCCGCTGGTTCACCGGCACGCACGAAGAACAGCGGCAGGTACTGGCCACCCTCGACTGGTCGGACAGCTTCGTGGTCGGCCACAACAACTCCATGTTCGATTCCCTCATCATCACCGAGCGCTTCGGGTTCAAGCCCGCAGCCTACGGCTGCACACTCCAGTTGGCACGCTGCCTGCATGGTGGCAAGACGCCGGAGGGTAAGAGCATCAGCAACGCCCTCGGTGCGCTGGCCAAGATGTACAACCTGCCGATGGAGAAGGGCGACGAGGTGGTCAAGGCAGACGGCAAGCGCCGGCTGGACTTCACCCCGCAGGACTTGGCTGACTACGGCAACTACTGCATCAAGGACACGGCACTGGCCGGGATGCTGTGGCAGGTCATGTCACCGCAATTCCCCAAGTCCGAGCTGCTGCTGGCCTCCACCGTGACCAAGATGTGGGCCGAGCCGCGCCTGCTGCTGGACGCACCCCTGCTGGACGCCATGCGTACCGAGATGCTGCAACGCAAGGGCGAGCTGCTGTCCAAGGTGGCTGACCTCTTGGGTGTCGGCACCACCATGTCGTTCGATGATCGCATGATGCACACGCAGAAGTTGCTGCGATCAGACGCGAAGTTCGCCGAACTCCTGACGCAGTTTGACGTTGAAATCCCCATGAAGCGCAGCCCCAAGAAGCGCGACGCCGAGGGCAAGGCGATGGAGGTGTACGCCTTCGCCAAGACCGATGAGGGGATGACCAACCTGCTGGAGTACGAAGAACAGGACGAGGATACCAACATATCCGTGCAGGCGTTGGCAGCTGCGCGACTGGGCACCAAGTCCACACAGGCCGAGGGGCGCGTCGAGCGACTGCATGGTATCGCCGTGCGCGGGCCGCTGACTGTACCAGTGGAGTACGGCAAGACGCTCACTGACCGGCTGGCAGGCGGCGGCAAGATCAACCTCCAGAACCTCAACCAGCTCAAGCCGATCACCAAGCGCACGCAGAACGGCTCACTGATTATGACGCCGGGCGGATGGTCGCGGCTGTTCAAGCGTGCGCCGGACATGAGCAAGATCATGGACACCGAGCAGCGCGTGTGGGACACGCAGGACTGCCACGTTATTGGTCTGCGTGACACCATCATGGCGCCGCCCGGCTACAAGCTGGTGGTGGCTGACCTGTCGAACATTGAGCTGCGCATGTGTCACTACCTGTGCGGCGAAGAGTCCACGATGGAAGCGCTGCGCCGGGGCGAGGACTTGTACTGCAACTTCGCCACCGTGTTCAACAACCGACCGATCACCAAGGCCGACAAGAAGGAGCGCCAGCACGGCAAGGTCGCCATGCTCCAGCTCCAGTTCCAGTCGGGTGCCGAGGCGTTCCGGCGTGCGGCGCGGATCATGGCCGGCGTGCGGATGACTGAGCTGGAGGCGCAGTCCACCGTCGACGTATACCGCGGCATGTACACCAACATCAAGCAGATGTGGTGGACTGGGCAGCAGGCGATTCCCAAGTGCGCCAACGGTGGTGGGTTCTGGCTCGACCAGCGCGGCCTGTGCTACGTTGAGCACAACGCCATCCGCCGACCGAACGGTATGCGGCTGCGCTACCACAACCTGCGTCAAGAAGAACTGCTCGGGTTCGACGGTCTGCCGGAAGTGTCTTGGGTCTACGACGACAAAGAGACGCGCAAGATGACTAAGACCTACGGCGGCAAGTTCGGCGTACAGGGGCCAACGCAGTCGCTGTCCCGCGACGTGATCGTCCACCACCAGAACCAGATCGAGCGCGTGCTGGTCGGCAACAACGACCGCATGGAGGGTGTGACCCTCTGCGTGCACGACGAAGTGGTGTCGGTGGTACGCGAAGACCGCGCCGAGTGGGCGCTCGACATGATGCTGGAGGTCATGCACAAGCCACCGCAGTGGTGCGCCGACCTGCCGCTGGCTGCGGAGGGTGCCATCGGTCAACGATACGCAGATTGTAAGTGAGCATGGGGGCTTGACGCCCCCTCTTTCTATCTACTACAGTGTGATACACCAACCAACCGGAGAACCACCATGAAACCACTTGCCATTCTTGCCTTGCTGTTCGCCACCCAAGCCCACGCATGGGACGGCTACGACTGGGACAACCACGCCGACATTGAGTTTGAGTCCGGCCAGACCGTCCGCGAAGGCAACACCGTGGAGATTTTCGACTACAAGGCCGGTGCCTACCGCGAGGTGCAGGTCGAGTCCATCGACAACTACGGGCTGAACACAGAGGTCGAGGTGTACGACTACACCACCGGCGAGTACCGCACCTTTGAGATGGAGGACTGAGCCATGCAGCACTGGCCTAACGGGTTGCCGTTCCGCGAGGACGAGTACGAAGCCGACCGACGGCATGACCAGCAGGAGAAGAAGTGATGGATACCAAAGACAACGGCGGGCCGGCGTTTCCCTGCGAAGGTGGGCGCAAAACTGTAGTTGGCAACGAACTACGCAAGACCCTTCCCAGCGACGGTATGACCCTGCGCGATTACTTCGCTGCAAAAGCATTGGCCGGGTTTGCTGCGCACACCAAAGGAGCGCGAATAAAAGTAGGCGAAACAGGCGCGCAAGCAAACGCGCGCCTGGCTTATGAGTACGCCGACGCCATGCTAGAGGCCCGCAAACAATGACCGAACTCATCCCCGTGGTGAACATCCCCCCGCAGAGCCACAGCTCGCTGGAGGTGTTCAAGACCTGCCCCAAGCAGTATTACCACAAGTACGTCGCCCGCGACGTGAAGTTCCAACCCAGCTATGCCAGCGAGTGGGGTGACAACGCGCACAAGCACCTGGAGTTGTACCTCAAGGCGAGCGGCAACTACGTCATCCCCGACGAGCGCCACAAGGACACTGGGCAGTCGATGCGCGATTACCAATGGGTGGCGGATGCACTACTCAACCGTGCCGCTCAGCGCGGCGGGTACGTCCTGGCCGAGCGCCAGTTCGCCGTCGACCACAAGCGCGACACGGCAGGCTACTGGGACAAGGATGCGTGGCTGCGTGGCAAGATCGACGTGACCATCATCTACAACGGGCTGGGCGAGGCCGAAGTTTACGACTTCAAAACCGGCAAGAAGAAGTCCGAAGTCGAGCAGGCCATGCTGTACAGCGCCAGCGCGATGGCAGACTACAGCAACATCCACAAGGTCAAAGCTGGGTACATCTGGCTCAAGCTGCCCAAGGAGCAGATGATTGACAAGCCGATCACCTACACCCGCAACGACTTGGCTACCATGTGGCAGCCGTTTGAGCAGAAGTATGCGGCGCTGGCCGAGGCGTACACCTCCGGCGTGTTCCAGCCCAAGCCGAACCCGCTGTGTCGCCAATGGTGCGACTGCCCGTGTCAATTCAACGGAAGGGGTATCATCTGATGGCCAGCACACCAGAAGGTAAAGTGAAAGACCAGATCAAGAAACGCCTCAAGGCTGCGCGTGCGTACTGGACGATGCCTGTGATGACAGGCATGGCAACCAACGGTACACCTGACTTTGCCGTCTGCTACCAAGGCCGCTACCTCGCCATCGAGGCCAAGGCCGGCGACGGCGCACCGACCGAGCTGCAATGGGCGCGCTTGATGGAAGTCGAGCGCGCAGGTGGTGACACGATGGTCATCAACGAGTCCAACCTCGACGTGCTCGATGCGTATCTTGCCAACCCATCGGCAGGCTGCGTTGCAATTCGCGAGTACGACAGCCGCCGCGTGCGCGAGCACGCCAAGAAATTCTAACCGGAGAAATCACCATGATGCTCTGCTACAAGAAAACATTACCCAACGCCCGTGTGCCGCAGCAAGCCAGTGCCGACGCTGCGTGCTTCGATCTGTTCGCTGCGCACGGTGCGATCATCCACCCAGGTGAAGCCAACACCATCGACACCGGGCTGGCGTTCGACATCCCGATCGGCCACGCCATGATGGTCTACAGCCGCAGCGGCATGGGGTTCAAGCACGGTGTGCGGCTGGGCAACTGCGTCGGTGTGATCGACGCCGACTACCGCGGCAGCGTGTACATCCGCCTGCACAACGACAGCCCATACGAGTTCCGTGTCGAAGCCGGAGACCGTATCGCCCAGGCGATGGTCATCCAGGTGCCGTACAACTACGAGTTCTACGAGACGGACAATCTCAGCGAGACGCTTCGTGGTGCCGGCGGCATGGGGAGTACTGGGAAATGACAAACTTCCTGTGGGTAATGCTGTTCATTTTCGCACTCGACATTGCTGGTAAGCTGGACTGCCTGCGCATAGGATCGCGCCCGTACAGTGCATGTGCAACAGCGCTGGGTGTCGTGGTAAACACAGGGCTCTTGGTGTGGGTATCCATCCTGCTGTGGGAGGCATCCAAATGAGGCTCCCTATTCGCTGGGCCGTCGTGAAAGAGTTGAAGACGCAGCAGCCGTGCATCATGGCGAAGCTGGTGCATGGTGGTAAACTCTACGAGACGGCGAACGTGATGCCGCCCAACTACACACCGACGATGGTCAAGCTGGTCATCGCGGCGATGACGGCTGAGTTCGTGAACGCTGTCGAGTAAAAAAGCCCGCTGGCTGTCTAGGCGGTCGGCGGGAACACAGAGCGCGTGGGTGTCAGGAGCGAGGACACCCATGTGCATGGTACGGTTTTTGCCCGGAGAGAAGCAATGTATCTACCGGTGAATGGTAACTACGACGCGCAGATGACCGCCGACATGCGCGTCACCACCAAGGCGGTGGTCGGTTGGCTGCTGATGGCGAGCTGGTGCTACTACGTCGAGCCCCAACCCGTCAGCCTGCTGTCCGACCAGCAGTATGACAAGGCGTGTGCGTGGCTGCTCCGGCACTACGACACGATCAACCACAAGTACAAACACCTGCTGCCGCGCGAAGCACTGGTGGCAGGATCGGCTTATCACCTGAGCGCCGGGATGTACCCGGCGGGCATAGTGGCGTGCGCCCGGCAGGCACGGGCGGCGTTGGAGTCCACCTAATATGCAGGTACACAAAGACAGCAAGTCCCTCATCCTCAAACTGCGCGACCCGGCCCGCGTCACCAGCCTCATCCCCCGCGCCCGCGTGGTGCCGGTGGATGGGGTGAACTACACCCAAGTGAAGTTCGGTCTGGACGAAGCCAAGGTGCTGCGCAACCTCGGGATCAAGGCACCCAGCCCGATCCGCTACTTCTATGACTGGCCGTCGAAGTACCCCAAACCGTTTGAACATCAGGTCACGACCGCCGAGTTCTTCACCCTGCACAACCGTGGCATCTGCCTGAACGACATGGGTACGGGTAAGTCGCTGTCCTGCGTATGGGCCGCCGACTACCTGATGAACCAGCGCGTGGTGCGCAAGGCGATCATCGTCTGCCCCAAGTCCACCATGTCGAGTGTGTGGATGGACGAGGTGGCGAGCAACATGCTGGGGCGGCGCAAGGCTGTCGTGCTGCACGGCTCCCGCGAGCGTCGCCTCAAGCTGCTCAAGGAAGACGCCGACTTCTACATCATCAACCACGATGGGGTGAAGGTCATCGCCGACGAGCTGGCCAAGCGCACCGACATCAACCTGTGGATATACGACGAGGCCAGTGCCGTGCGTAACCCGCAGAGCCAGCGCCACAAGACGTTCGCCAAGCTGGTACGACCGACCGACATCATGTGGTTGCTGACCGGTACGCCGTGTCCGAAGGAGCCGACCGACGTATGGGGTCTGGCCAAGCTGCTCGGCAGCAAGAAAATCCCACACTACTTCACCGCCTTCAAAAACCAGCTCATGCAGCAGATCACCCAGTACAAGTGGGTGCCCAAGCCGGGCGCGTTTGAGCAGGCGTATGAGGCGCTGCACCCCAGCATCCGCTTCAAGAAGTCCGACTGCCTCGACCTGCCGCCGATCACCTTCACCACCCTGATGGCTGAGATGTCGCCTGAGCAGCGCGACGCCTACGAGCGGATGCGCAAGGAGCTGGTCATTGAGGTCAAGGGCGTGCCGATCACTGCCGCCCATGCTGCCACCAAGATGCAGAAGCTCTTGCAGATCGGCGTCGGTATGGTCTACGACGAGTTCGGCGACGGCTTCCAGCTCGATGCCAGTGACCGACTGGGTGTGATGGACGAGCTGATCGAGGACTCCAGCAACAACGCCATCGTGTTCGTGCCGTACACCAAGGCACTGGACATGGTGGCCGAGCACCTGCGCAAGAAGGGTCACATCGTCGAGGTGGTGGATGGGCGCACGTCGAACACAGAACGCAAGCGCATCTTCCATGAGTTCCAGAACGAACCTGAGCGCCGCGTATTGGTAGCCCACCCGGCTACCACAGCCCACGGCCTGACCCTGACCCGTGCCGACCTCACCATCTGGTACGGGCCGACCGTCGACCTTGAGATTTTTGAGCAGGCCAACAACCGGATGGATCGCCCCGGCCAGAAGAACGCTATGACCGTGGCGTGCATCGCATCCAACCCGCTGGAGCTGGAGCTGTACAGCGCACTCAAGAACAAGCAGTTGATGCAGAACACAATCCTGTCGATGTTCAAGAACGAATTAGGCTTGCCGAACGCTTGACACTAACTAATACATCCTTATACTGGCTAACAACAGGGCGCGGTGCCCTGCCAACCCGGAGAGCAACATGACTGATATCAACGCCATCGTGGAGCACTACATCGCTCTGCGCGACCACAAGTCCCGACTGGACGCCGAGCACAAGGCCCGCATCGCCGAGATCGACGCCCAGATGGGTAACGCCGAAGCATTCCTGCTGAACCACCTGAATGAGAACGGCCTCGACCGCATCGGCGCCGGTGCTGGTACAGTGTTCGTGCAGGTGAAGACCATGCCGTCCCTCAAGGACAAGGGCGCCTTCATCGAGTTCATCAAGCAGACCGGCCAAGTCGAGCTGCTGCAAGCCCGTGTATCCAGCACTGCTGTCAAAGAGTTCATGGAGCACAACAACAACCAACTGCCTCCGGGTGTGGAAGTGACCACCGCCCGCGAGATCAGTGTTCGTCGCAAGTAACCGGAGCCTAACCAAATGAGCAACGTCATCCCGTTCAACCAAGCACCTCTGCCGGCATTCATGCAACAGTTCGCTGGTGCTGCCGATGTCAACAACGCAGCCTCTGCCGGTATCGGTGGTGGTGAGTCGTACAACCACATCAGTCTCAAGGGTGGTCGCTTCCACGTCATCCGCAAGGGCTACCAGCCGCAGACGCTGGAGCTGTTCGCGCTGAACGTCATCATTGTGCACGCCAACCCCGGCGTGACCAAGGCGTACTACGACACCAAGTGGAACCCGAACCAAGAAGCCGAGGCTCCGGCCTGCGCCTCTGACGACGGTGTCACCCCGCGTGCCGACAGCCAGCGCCCGCAGTGCAACGCCTGCGCCGGTTGCCCGCAAAACCAGTTCGGCTCCAAGATCAACCCGGAGACGGGTGCCGAGTCCAAGGCGTGCACCGACAAGAAGACCATCGCGATCGTGACTCCGGGTCAGGAAGGCGGCGAGATGCTGCGCCTCCAGATTCCGACCAACTCGCTCAAGGACTTCGGCGCCTACCTGCGTGGCCTGCCGAACGTGCCGTATTACGCCGTTGTGACCGAAATCACATTCGACACCACTGCGTCGTACCCGAAGATCAAGTTCCGCCCGGTGGCTTACATCAGCGAGCAGGCGGCCCCGATCATCATGCAGCGCCACAATTCTGACGAAGCCAAGGCGTTCGCTGGTGTAGCCGGTGCCACCGCTGTCCGCCAACTGGCCGCCCCGCAGCAGCCGGCGCTGGCTGCACCGCCTGCCTACCTGCAACCACAGAACCAAATCCCGGTGCAGCAGATTCCACAGCAAGCCCCCGCGCAGCAACCGGTCTACCAGCAGCCTGTTCAGCAGGCGCCGGTTCAACAGCCTGTGTATCAGCAACCCGTGCAGCAGCCGGTCTACCAGCAGCCTGAGCCGCAACCCGTGCAGCAGCCTGTGTTTGCCCAGCCGCAGGTAGCCCCCGCTCCGCAGCCGGCTGACCCGTCTGTCGCTGCGATCTTTGGTGGTCAGGCCGTACAGCAGCCGGTGCAGCAAGCGCCCGTACAGCAGCCGGTGCAGGCCGCTCCGCAGGGTAACGTCCATCCGTCTGGTCGCGAGTATGGTAAGCCGTCGCCTGGCAAGCAGCGTCGCACCAAGGCCGAGATGGCCGAGGACGCTGCCGTAGGTATCGGCAAAGCTGCTGGCGAGACTGCCGAAGACGAAGCCCAAGCGCAGCAGCCAGCGCCTGTGCAACAAGCTCCGGTTGAACAACCTGTCTACCAGCAGCCCGCAGAACCTGTGCAGCAGCCGGCGTTCGGCCAAGCCGCACCGCAACAGCAGCCTGTGTACCAGCAGCCGGCCAACCAGCCGCAGGTCATGCAAGGCGCAGCAGTTGATGCGTTCAGCGGCTGGGACGACTAAGATGTGTGGGCGGGGCGGCAACGCCCCGCATCCACCAAGGAGCTTACAATGCTGAAAGAAGAAGAAGTCAAAGCGTTCCTCGCCCTGCTGCTGGCCTTCCAGCGCAGCACCGGCGCCAGCGGACGCAACTTGACAGCCCTGTTCAATATCTCCGCTGTGACGATGGCCCGCTGGTTGCGTGCCGCCCGCGGCGAAGAAGGCGAAGTTGTCCGCATGTACTACTGCCGCACCGAGCCGCTGGCCCGTGCCATCGACAAGATGAACCGCCATGCTGCCCGTCACGGTACTTTTGAGAAGGTGAGCCGCATCACGGAGCCGGCCAAGAAGCTGGATGCCCTGCGCGCACTGATGGCTGCCGCTGTCAAGTAACTCACCCGCTCATAAGGAGGCGTGATGGACACGCTTAGTTTTCTGCGCCTTGTGTGGCCAGAGCAAGGGTTGTATCTGCTGGCCATACCCAAGTCGTTTGTCAACGCAGACGGCGAAACCGTCGAGTACCACAAGCACTTCGCCTTCACCACCGCAGAAGCCGCGGCTGCCCAAGCCGAGCTTATGGCGGCGCAGACCAACGTGTTCTTCGCTACGTCGTCGGTGCTCAAGGACTACACCGCGATGAACAAGACCCAGCGCGATGTGCTCGGTGTCAAGGTGCGTGGTGGTGACAACGCCGGCCGGGCCAAGGCGTTCTGGCTGGACATCGACGTGAAAGACCGCGACGACTGCTACCCCTCGCAGCAGGAAGCCGCAGCAGCACTGCGTCAGTTCTGTCAGTCGATGGGTCTGCCCAAGCCATACGTGGTCAGCTCGGGTGGTGGTCTGCACGTCTACTGGCCGCTCACCACCAGCATCGACGCTGCTGCATGGCGCGACCATGCCGCGATCCTCAAGGCGCTAACCCAGAGCGCCGGCCTGCGGGCTGACCCGTCTCGCACCAGCGACGTGGCGTCTATTCTGCGCCCGGTGGGCACCTACAACTGGAAGACCGGCGAGGCCCGCCCGGTTGAGCTGGTTGTCGAGGGTAAGGTCACGGACACCAACGAGTTCCTGACCAAGCTGCGCACGCTCAAGGAGCAGACCGGGGTGGAAGTGTACGAGCCGCGCGTCATACACAACCTTGGCGAGCTGCCGGCGTACCTCACCGGCGTGGTGGCGGACAACGAAGCGGCCGCCCAAGGCGCTGGTATCCCCAACCCGCTGGCGAGCAAGGTGGTGTCACACTGCCAGCAGTTGATGTGGCAGAAGAACAACCCGGCGCTGGTCAGCGAGCCGTCGTGGTACGCCATGATCGGTTGTCTGCGCCACTGCGAGAAGGGTGAGAAGGCCATCCACCTGATGAGCCAAGGCCACCCGCAGTACAGTGTCAACCGCACCGACGACAAGATCATCCAGCACGAAAACTCTGGCTCTGGCCCGACGCTGTGCCACACCTTTGAGATGCACAACCCGCGCGGCTGCGATGGGTGCCCACTCAAGGGCAAGATCAAGACGCCGTTGCAGGCTGTGCGCGATCTACCCGAGGCGCCGCCGGCCACTGTCGAGCTGGCTCAGCCGGACGGCAGCGTTGCCGTGATCGAGATGCCCCCACCGCCGGAGCCATACAAGCGCGTGCTGGTGCCGGGCAAGGACTACGGCAGCATCGCTATCGTGCTGGAGGTCGACGGCCGACAGCTCACCGAAGTCATCTACGATTACGACGTGTACCCCACGCGGATGATCTTCGACGAGCGCGAGAACACCTACATGGTGGTTATCCGCCGCTGGCTGCCGCACGAAGGGTGGAGCGACTTCACCGTGTCGACAGGCAAGTTCTACGACAAGAAGCAACTGGCCATAACCCTTGGCAACATGGGCGTCATGGCCGACGTGTCTAAAATCGAGGTATTGGTACAGTATATGGTCGCCTATATCCGTGATCTCCAGAAGCACGCGGCTGCCAACGTGATCTACGCCCAGCTCGGCTGGCGGGATGACAAGGGCATCTTCGTGCTGCCCGACCGCGTTGTCAGCCGTGCAGGCGTCGAACGTGTCGAACCCAGTATCAACGTGAAGAACGCTCTGTCGTGGCGCGAGCCGCAGGGCAGTCTTGAGGTGTGGAAGAAGGTCGTGTCGATCTACGAACGCCCGCAGATGGTGGGGTTCCAGTTCGCCTTCGGTGTGGGCTTCGGCTCGCCGCTGTTTCGCTTCACCAACTTCGCCGGTGCCATCGTCTCCATCATCGGCAAGCGCGGCGCTGGTAAGTCGTCCGCCGCCCTGTGCGCCAACTCGATCTGGGGTCACACCAAGAACGGGTGGGTGGACATGCAGCACGACACATGGAAGTCGTTCTACGGCAAGCTGGGCGCGCTGAACAACCTGCCATCCACCTACGACGAGATCACCAACCTCGACCCCGAGCGTCTGTCTGATCTGGCGTATGCCATCACCAAGGGCCAAGGACGCCAGCGCTTGCAGGCCAACGGGCAGGCCCAAGAGAACTTCGGCAACTGGCAGGCCATGATGCTCACCACCGCCAACGCCAGCCTGCACGGGCGGCTGGCTATCGCCAAGGCCGACTCGTCTGCCGAGGCCAGCCGTATCTTTGAATACGAGCTGCCGCAGAACACCCTGACCAAGATCGAGGCTGATGAGAACTTCGACAAGCTGAACGACCACTTCGGTCTGGCGGCCGAGCCCTACGCAGCTAAGCTGCTGGAGCGCTACGACTGGGCACGCGACCGGGTCAAGTATTGGATCAAGGTCATCGACAAAGAGGCCAGCGTGCTGTCCTCTGAACGCTTCTGGTCTGCTGTGCCGGCCTGTGTGCTGACCGGATTTGAGCTGGCCAACGAGGCTGGGCTGACCAACGCCGACATCGGCCGACTGCGCGAGTTCGCCGTAGCCCGTATCCGTGAGATGCGCGGTGTGGTCAATGAGACGGCAGCCACCCCGGAGTCGATGGTGTCCGACTACATCAACTCCAACCTGCGCTCGATGGTGGTCTTGCAGTCCGAGGCGTCTGGCTCGACACTAGCCCACGTCACCATGTCTCCCACGAGCGACAAACTGCGTATCCGCCTGGAGCGCCACAGCGGGCGGCTGTACCTCGACCGCGCGGACTTCCGCCGTCACTGCTCTGCTGCCGGGTTCGACCCAAAGCAGGTGGCCGGCGAGCTGCACGCCAAGGGCGTACTCAAGGCGATGGACACCAAGATCGTGCTCGGCAAGGGCACCCAGTTCAGCACCGCGCAGTCGTGGTGCTGGTTGCTTGACTTCAACCACCCGGCTCTGTCCGGCGTGGCCGGTATCATCGACAGCGGCGCAGCCGTACAAGGAGAGACAGCATGAGCAACGACAACGTGGTTCACATCACCGCGCATGACCTCCCTGTCGCCCTGAGCCGGGCGGCAGACAACTTCGGCGAGGGCGTATTCGCCCTCATCGACGAAGCCGTCGAGCGCGGGCTGCCGATGGAGATGATCGTCGGCCGACTGGCCACCATCTCCACCGCGTTGGTGCAGGGTGTCCTGCGGGTGGAAGTTGAATGATCTTGACGGCGCACGCTAAGGAACGATGGGCGCAGCGCTGCCATGGTCTGGACTTCTACGAGGAACTGACCAACTCCAAGCCTGCCGGCAAGCGGATCATCAATCTGCTTCGCCGGGGGTGGGAGCGCAGCCAGGGCGTCGGCACATGGCCGGCGCAGCACGACTACCTCGTGTCAGCCAACGGCGTGGTGTTCATTATCGGCGAGGCGTTCGGCACGCCTGTGGTCATCACCGTGATGCGCACCAAGGAGATAAAGCAGTGGCGCAGCCAAGCCACGGTGGATGACCGGCTACGGCGCAAGCACACCCAGCTCTAGATCGCTTCTGCCGTCAGCACCGTGTTAACCCAGAACCTAGGCACAACAGGCGCCACCCCACGGGTGGTAGCCACCCACTTCGGCGTGGTCGGTAAAGAGTACCAAGCTGGGTTCGACTGGGTCTGCGTGGATACCACCCACCCGCTAGTGTTTGGCGAGAATGCCGAATTGAACTCGTTGGACCAGCAGGCCAGGTCTTGATCCTTAACGAACACGGTTGGCGCGAACGGGTTGCCAGACGACATCGGCACCACCCAAGACGTTTGCACGAACGTAGTCGTGTCCATCTTTTTGCCGGGCATATACAGAGTGTTGCCGTCCTGGGAGAACTCGATAGGAAACACCCAATCGGCGGGCTGCGTGGTAATCAGTGTGGTGGTCGCCAAGTCGAACAGGGATATTCTGTTATTGTCGCCACCGTCTCTGTGCGATACAGCCAGGAACCGGTTGTCCGGGCTGAACCGAAAATACGCACCAAACGTAGCTTTTACCATCCCGTTAACCAATGTGCCGAGAGCCGTGGGCACGCGAGTGTTCAGATCGTAGACGACGCTTTCGTAACTTGGGAACCCCCGGCGGCCAGCCATAAGCACACCGTCAATGCTTATCTCCGTGCTGCCAACCCAACTCGGTGTAAACCCGAACGGCGTAATGACACCGGTGTTCGGGTCTATTTCGCCCGTGTCGCAGTACACCCGGCCGTCGCCGGCAAAGGCGATGGTGAAGTTGCCGGTTATCTCCACATACGACCACCCAACCGTGCGGTAAATCCTCGTGGTGCCGACGGCGCAGACTGACACGTAGGCGTCGTCAATAGACACCGCGCACTGCACTACGAACGGCGAACCAGACTGAGGCGCTCCAAACGGCGGCGAGGTAAACAGCGTGGTTCCCGCGTCAGGGTCAAACACCCGGAGTATGGTCAGGTTGGTGGCGTCGTCTAAGTACGCCGCGGCTAAAAGCGTCACGGTTGACCTCCTGTGGTCAGCGGTCGATCAACACCATACCGCCAGAACCTGTTACCCGCGAAAAACGCGCCGCCTTGGGCGCCTGCGGCTTCGATGTATTCGCGCCAAGTATCGCCGCCGTCAACCGATATGTACACAGCCCCGTTGGCGCCACGGTTGTCTATTAGGTGGTCGGTGACACTGGCCAGTAGCACCGCGTCCTGCTCGGGCTTGCCGCCGGCTGCTGGTTTGTACGGCTGCACGACAGTAATCAAGCACTTGGTGTATGTCTTGTTCCGTGTGGTTATGACGCCGCGCTGGGACACCGCACCCGTAGCCATGTCGATAACCGCACAGCGTATCTGCTCGGGCGGTATGTTCACGCCGTCTGTTACCACCGGGGTTGCCGTGGCCACGCAACTTGTCACCAGCAGCCCTTCGCCCATGGCGTGCGCCATAGACAGTGTGTTCTCTTGGTCTTCGTCGAACGGCAGCTGCGAGAACTGCGTAGGCTCACGCTGCATTATTGCCGCTATCAGTGGAGCAACACTGCCGGTCAGCACCGTGCGTGTGGTTGTCACCGCGTTACTGGTGTACAACACCCACTGCCCACCCAGGCCGCGTGGTGGCGCAGTCTTCCTACCGTACTGGTGCTCCCACACCAAGGCCGCAGCGAGTGTATTAGCGCCCACGGCCACACTGCACGCACCCAGTATCCACCCTTGGGAGAAGTACCCGACTACAGCCCCAGGTAGTAGTGGTACACCGGCGCCTGCGTCCCAGTCTTGCCCGTACGCGCTGGTAGTCTGGTCCGGTATCGTGACAGCCAGGGCAAACACATCGCCCGCCAACGGGTCCGAAGGCGACGGGTCATCGTCGCCGCTCTCGTTACGGAACGTGGTGTAAACGCTGAACACCACAAACCCGCCGTCAGACCACGCTACGTGCGGCACGAGGAACTGGCCGAAGCCAGGCAGCTCTGGTTTGCCAAAGTCGTTGGGCGGCGTCGACGCTGGGAACGGTCGCAGCGGGCTCGGCAGGTCTTCCGGGGTTACGATCCACTCAGCCGCCGGTGTGAAGTCAGCAAACGTACCGGGCACGTAATCAGCCCTGTCGTACACACCCCGACTAACCAGCAACCCTTGGTATCCATACCGATCGTAGAACCTTGGCCGGTACTCTTGCCCCTCGTCCACCACATACCACGTGCCCAGGTACTGTTGGAACGCACGGGCAGCGACGCATATCTGGTCCACTCCCACCAATCCGGCTACCGGCTCAGCAGCACGCGTGGCCAGGCCAGGCTGCAGAATACCCGGCCCTATGCGCCCTGCGTACTCCGGGTCTATCGCCGGGTTGTACTCAGTGTGGGGAACCTGCCGGCGTGAGTGCAGGCGCCAACCATCAGACAAGAAACTCTCGCTGATAAAGTACCGGTCGCGTGACAGGTAGTTGTTCGGCGCTATGCCTTCCTGCGCACCCTCCGTGGTTACGCGCAGCGGTATCCCACTGTCGTGTATAGACGTAAAGCCACCACCCACTACAACATCCTGGGCGAAGGTAAAGAACCGCATGTCGTCCAGTGGGTCGAACGACACGTCTATGTCAGTGCGCAGTGTAGGCGTCGCCAGATAGCCGGCGCTAACCAGTGACCCAGCCTGTTGTGTCGGTGGGAAGAACACCAGCTGCGCGGGCTCAGCACCTGCTGGCACAGAGGGAACCTGCAGCAGGCTGAACGAGGAAACCGTATCGGCGCTGTACATAGCGCTCGTGCCCTGCCGGTACACGTCGTCTCGGCCGCCTACCGCCATGGCGCCATAGCCCAATGGCGTCAGCCCGCCACGGAAACCAGCGAACCCAGCAAACAGCACATAGCTGGGCGTGTCGAGTATCTGCGCTTGGTACTGCTTGCCGACCTTTACGCCACGCAGGATGAACCCGTCCAACATCAGGTTCTTCTGTCGCAGCTCAATCTCGCGCGCCTGCCTGGCTTGTTCTACGGCGAACGGAACAGTCCACATACCGATCTTGGTTGTGGACTTTACCGGGACTAAATCGGTGCGCTTCAAAGCGACTCGATCTGGGCGCTGAGCGTACCACCTGCGCCGTTGGCTGCTTCTGCCACACCTGCAAACGCTGACACGGCCTGGCCAAGGGCACCGGCCACTGCGCCAAACGTGCTCTGGCGAGTCAGCGCATTGCGGTCCACGTCGATGTCGACCCCAGACTCCAGCTGAGCAGCACGCAGCGTCAGCTCTTGGAACGAAATCTCGACGTTGTAGTAACTACTCAACGCGGAGTAGAACGCCGCCATGGCCTGCGAGCGGATACGTGCGCGCTCTATGTCCTTGTCAGGCAGGGTGATCCACAGGCGGTAGAAGTCCGCCATGGCGCTCATAACCCCGAGCTTGAGGCGCGTGGCCAGCTCCAGTGCAACCTTGAGCAGCTCGACTTTAATGTCGGCGTCTTTCATGGCCTGGTCACGGTTCACATCCAGCACCACGTCACTAGCCCTGCGCTCAGCCTGGGCAGCCAGATCAACCATGGCGCCCACAGGCAGCGTAAAGCCCCGCGCTGAGTACGTGGCGCGCAGGGTCTTGGTTTCGCTGTCTGCGCCACGGTAGGCGCGGTCACGGGCCTGGTTCCACACCTGCTCAAACACAGTCTTGTCCACGCCGAACGGGCGAGAGCCGCTGATTATGGCGCACAGTGTTTCTTCCGGCTGGGTCTTAAAGCACCCGTTTATCTCAGGGAAATACTTGGCGATCCACGCGTCTGCCTGCTGGTCCAACCACATCAGGTTGGTCTGCGTGCTGTCGCCCTCAGTGAACAAGTCGCTCAGCTGCGGCGGGGCTTCCAGTATAGGCTTGGTCAGATCAACGTCGAACCGCGGATTGCGGAGCACAGCCGGCGGCGGCAACGAGTAGATACGCGCCGCGTTGTTTGAGGCTTGGTTCAGTGCGTCCCTGGCCTGGGCCTGCAGGAACGCTGTTGTTTGCTCGTAGGACATAGCTACCTCGACGTGATTCTGCGGGTAGACACCCCGACCAGTATTTCGACTAAATCAATCTCGAACTCGGACGCGTCGACGATTTCCAAAGACACGTTCCACAACCGGGCTGCCACGCCTTTTGCCGGCACCGCCCTGTGCATATTGCCTCGGCGCCCAGCACGGTACAACCGGTCGCTGTCTTTCGACTTCATGCGGACGTACAGCTCACCATCGGTATCAACGCCCAGGTACACGGCCTCGACAACTTTGGAGGTATTGGCGCCGAACGCTGACTCACCAAAGTCCACGAACGCGTTGATCGTAGCGCCGTTGTCATCACCTGGGCGAACCCAGTACACGCCGTCTTTCTTGGCGCCGTACAATGTCTGCCCTGCGGTGGCGAACGCCGTGAAGTCGAACCCGCTGTAGTTGGTCAGTGCGCCGGTGATTACGTTCACTGCGTACTGCGCCTGCTCGCTACCAATAAGCCGGCCTGCACCGGACACGTCGTCGGAGGCGATCACGTTGGCCAAGTTGTTGCCCAGCAGCACGGCCGCAGCGATAGTCGCTTCGAGGGCCTGCGTCGCCACCACGCTGTCAGCTACCACCAGAGCGTCGTACGTGGCACCTTCTACGATTATCGCGGCTTCGTACTCGTCACTGGCAGTTATGCCGTCCGATGTGGAGCTGGAAGCCACGTCTTCCACCAGGAAGAAGTCATACGCCAGCAGCACGTCGTCGACTTTGCGCTCAGTCAGAATAGGCCACCCAGCGTCAGCGTAGCCGGCCAGTGGTTGCAGCGACCCGCTGGCCTCAGCGTATGGCCCTTGCGACGCCCAGCCGGCCAGCGCGCCAAGCGTAGCCTCGATCGTACCAACCGATCCTGTGAGCCCTGTAGCCACGCCGGCCAGTGGTGCGAACGAGCCAACGCCGAACAGGATGCCGAGCTGTGGGTATCCGCCGTTTGCCGAACCAGATAGCAGCGGCATAAGCCCTGCAGCCGTGGCGTACTCGCCCTCGTAGCCCAACCCGGTAAGCGCACCCAACGTGCCGGCAGCAGTGCTTATAGGGTAAACCTCAGCTATGCCGCTGAGCGCACCCAGCGTGCCGTACGCCTCAGCGTAGGCGCCTTCGTAGGCTACACCAACCAGCGCGCGGAAAGACCCAGCGGCTCCGCCAGTATTGTCAGTGGGTACACGCAGCGGGTTGTCTACGAAGTCGCCTGTGGCGTACAGCGCTGCGTCAAGGACCACGCCACCACCGGACGGTACGTTGCTCTGGTAAGTCCAACCTGGGCCGGAGTACGTGACCACACCGGCTACCCGGCGTATGCGGTAGACGTTAGCGTACGCATGTGCAGTCGGGGCTGTGTAGACAAGCGTGCCGCTTTCTAGGATGTCCAGCACCGTACCATGCGCATACACAGCGTGCGTCGGCTCGTTAGGCAGCAGGCTCAGGCCTTGCGCAGAAAGCCCAACAACAGCGCCAATAGCGCCGCCGCTAATCTGGAACTCGAAGTAACCGTCAAGGTCGAGCTGGTCAGCGCTCCTAGCGCCTGCGTTCCAGCCGGTAGCTGCCAGGTAGGATAGGCTCGGGGCAACGGCGTCTACCGCCGGTGTACCTGGGTAGCACTCCTGCCGGAACCCATCCACCGGTGGATAAAATACTGTGGTGCGCTCGGTGTACTTAATGCCGTTGAAGCCGCCTGGCACTCGATCCACGACAGTCTGCCTTGGAGCAAACGTGCTGCCCGGAGACGTATACTGTGGGGTTGTTACAGGGACAAACCGACAGTACGCAGGTACTGCCGGCTTATATGGCGAGCCGGCTGTGTAGCGGGCAGCTGCCAGCTTTTTTAGCCGGTTGGCCATAGGTCACTCCATTACTGGGTTGGCATGGTGATCGACAGGTAGTCTACCACTTGCACGGCGGCCGAAGTAAGCGTGGTGCTCGACAGGTTCAGGAACCGACCTGCGATACCCACGTCGCCTTGGATGCGGATTTCACTGGAGCTGGAACCACCCGAGTCAGAAGCCAGCTCCAGACGGCAGAACGAGGCCGTGCCGGATGCTACGTTGGTGCCGCTCCACGTTTGGCTGGAGCTTTTTTCTAGCACGTTACCGGTAGCAGCGGCCTCAAACTGCAGCGGGTCAGCACCGCCGGCATCACTGATAGTGACCAGCAGAACCGCAGAACCCAGCGACGCGTCGGCCGTAGCCGGCTCGGTGCCCGAGTAGATTTTGAGCTTCATACCGGTGAGGTTCGCACGCAAGCTGCCGGTGTCGAGCATGGCCTTAGCCAGGGCAGAACTGATTTTCATGGTCATGGCTAATATCCTCAGCTGGTTGGAACCAAGGTGATGCCGGCGATCACAGAGAACTGTGTGCCAATATCCATGACCTTGGGTGTGTTGAATCGAGCGATGGAGAGCAGCAGCCCGGTGTTACCGGCCTTCACCGAGTTGGACACGATGAACGCGCCGTACAGGGTAGTGGCTGCGGTAAAGGTGAACACGGCCTTGCTGGCTATGTTGTCGATGGTGGACACGCCGTCGTACGAGTCTTGCCAAACGGGGCGGGTAGACTGCGAATACACGGTGGACTCACCAACCACGGTCGGTAGGTCCGCTGCGGTGACGCCGCTGGTTGGCACATAGTTACCAGAGAAAACCCCGAGGAACCACGAGCTGTTTGGTACGGTGCCGTCACCTCGGAGCAGACCAGCCAGGTGGTCTATACCCGCTTGCGGGATCAGGTTGAAGTCAGTCGACAGTTCGATCTCGCCGTTTGGCCGGATGATCTCGCAGTCGTATCGGAAACCAGCGCCAAGTACGGTCATGGGTTTATAATCTCCCCAACGAAAAAGTCTGATGCAGCCAGTGGGTTGGGTCGGTTGACGCCTTTGAGCGTCGTAACAACCAGCTGATTGCCGTTATTGTCGAGTACGCCTGCTACACCAGTCGAGGCTTCAACCGGCGCTACCGACTCTCGGTTTACCAATCGCAGGTTGTCGCCGTCAGTCATAGCCTGTCCGTACCTAGTCATCCAAGCCCCTCGACCGTCCGGCAGTTTTACGGCGGTCCCAGGTATTGCGGGAAATTCTAGCACCGTTTTTTGGCTTATTCCATCACCTTCTACATTTGTCAAGCTGTAGCACTTGTCTGCACTCACAAACAGTGCTGACGCACTGACCATCGCGCCGATAACAGACGGGAACTGGATAAACCCGCGTACCCGGTCCACCAGATGCGGCTGCATGGGCGAGGTTATAAACACGGCACGATCCGTGGCTACTGCCAAGCCCGCGTTATGTGCTACGACGATGTGCCCTGGCGCCGGTGCGCGCATGAGTACCGTGCTGCATCGCTGCGTGTCGTCCTGCACCTGCCCCACAACCACGGCGCCTGTCTCGCTTACGACGTTCTGCAGGTACAACGTGCTGCCACTCAGCGAGCCGACGTAGATGTTTGCCTGGCAACCGCTGGGTATCGACGCCACGTTGACAGTTATGGTGCCATTCTGCGCCACGAATATAACCACCGGCTTGTCCGTGCCGCCTTCTCTACCCCACGCGTCCGTGTGGGTGACGGCCACTTGGTAGTAGCCCTCGGTCAGCCCGCCGCCTGCACCAGCAGACACCGCTGGTTGGTAGAGTACGTCGGGTACGCCCCACGGGATAACCTCGGAGCCGTCGTACTGCAGACACTCGTTAGCGGTGCTGAAATACAACGCCCCGTTGAGCACATCGCCCACGAACACACCGGCGCCGGCTATGCTGCGCAGCACCCGGCTGGCGCCAGTATCGCTGTTCACTTCCACTAGGGACGTGCCGTCAGCCACCAGCAGATTGCGACCTAGGGAGAGTACGCCGCGAACCTCGGCACCTGTGTAAATCCGCTCATACCCTGCTCGCAACGCCAGACGGCCGCCGGGGAGCGGGTCTAGGTTCACGGCGTGCCGGACGAACCCTGTGGGCAAGCGGTCTTTAGACGCTACGTTGTTAGCGCCCTTGCCCCAATCGCTTACTGTGCGGAATGTGGTCATGGGTACTTGCTCCGCAGTAGTTCAAAGTGTGGGCCGTCGTAGAACTGCTCGTCCTTACTGTTGCCGTCCATATTCCAGTCCCCGCCCCACCTGATAGACACGCCAAGCTCTTTGGCTGCATCCAGCATTGCGCGGGCTATGGCTGGGCATCGCTCCCACGGCGTTGGGCGACCAACCGGGTACAGGTCAACAGCATGTCCGGTAAGGTGTCTGGAGTTCATGGTCTTGCTCACACCCTTGGCGACGTAAGCCTTCTGCGTCTCCAGTGAGCGAACACCCTCCACCACAGAAAAGTCATACTCGGTCAGCTCGATGGCGCGCTCCACCACCTTGACCAGATCGGGGTGCACGCCCCTGAGGCGTTCGCGACTGCGCTGCCCGAGTTGGAAATTCATCTGCGTATCTCCTGCTCCGCGCGGAGGAACCTGCACTTGGTCACGTAACTGATGACGCTCAGGTGCAGCATGGCTACGTAGAAATCAAACCCTGCCCAGAGCACACTGGCCGGGTGGTGATCTACTAAGTGCTGAATGTCGGTAGTCAGCGCTACCACGTAGACAACCAAAAACATAGATGACGCTGTGATTATGGCGGCCACAACATGTTTGTCGTTTGTCCGCGCATCGCCGGCACGGAAGTACCGGATACCCACAATGATTGTGATGACGTTTACTAGACAGGCCGCAATTCCGATGGTAAGCATGGTCATGCCTCCGGGCCGTCCTTATCCGGCACCGAGCCGACTTGTCGGGCCATCCATTTCTCGACCAACTGCCCGAGTCGTCGTTTGGACTGCACCTCGATGATGTTCAGGATAGGGTATGTGCAGAACCCTGCTGCCATCAAGACGCCGTCCTTGTACGTACTATCAGGCAGCAGGTTGCCCACAAGGTTGCCCACGAAGAAGGCGAGGAACATGTTGGTGCCCATGCGAATCCAAGAGAACTTGCGTTCCTCCTGCATGGTCACATAGACATAGTTGGCCATACCACCAAAGGCCCCCAGCAACCCTAGCTGGATAAGTTCGATCAGTCTGTCTGGTACTTTGTCTATCATGTCCCGCCTCCCCCAATAGGCTGGTTGAAGTCTATCACTGGCCGACCAAATCGACCAGTGACTCGCCCGGCATACGGCTGGTTGGCAGACCGGTCTGGCTGGCTACCGCCTGCGTACGGAACCGGCTGACAATCGCCTTGCGCATCTCCTGTCCTACGATCGGCATATCCGGGTAGCGCTGGTTCCACGACTGGATGTCCGCCATCGCGTCTTGGATTTCGCCGCCGTCGCCGCCTTGGTAGGCCAGTGCCAGTCGGCCCAAGTACCGGTCGCGCACAGCGAACTGGCGGGTCTGCACAGCGTTGAAGGTCTGCCGGCGCAGCTCTGCTTCCCGGCGCTCACCCGACCGCAGACCCACAAAGTTCAGTGCGGTGTCAAACGGGCTCGGCTCGTAGTAGATGATGTCCTTGCTGTTGCGCACGCCGTTGGCGCCGTCGAATACCGATGCGTGAACGTCAGCGAACGGCTTCGGCAGCAGGAGTTGGATGGCCTTCTCGTAGTTGCCGTTGCCCAACTCGCTGACGCCGGTGTACAGATTGCGGGTCAGACCGAACGACGGGCCGAGATTCTGAGCCACGTAGTAGGTGAACGTGTCCGCCGGCCGACCTTCCACCGGGGCGTAGTCGCGCTGTCCGAGGATCGGGATCAGGGTAGCCGCCTCGATACGCGAGGTGTCGATCAGCCCGGCCAGCACGCCGTGCGCCACATACTTGCCCACGGCGTTCACGTAGTCCTGCTTGCTGCTGGTCAGGTCGTCGTCATCCTTGAACATATCCGCGAGCGCGAAGGCGAACGGGGCGATGATGGTGCCGGCTGTACCAGTCAGCGCTACCTGCATACCCAGCATCCACGACAGCGTCTCGCGAGCGATCTTTGCGTCTTCCTTGTTGATCGCTTCTTTGCCGGTCAGGAGTTTACCCAGCTCTGCGCTCTTGATGTTTCTGCTGAGCAGAGACAGCATGGCCAACTGGTACATCTTGTACTGCATGACCACCTTGCCGACCGGGCCTTGCATGACCGGCGGCTTGGCGTACTGCGCGTAGTTGAACTGCGTGCTGGTGATGGTGTCTTGTCCGATACCCACCAAGCGGGCTTCGGCCTCCGCAGTCAGCTTGCCATCGGCGTCGAGCAGCTTCTTGCCCTCGGCCGCCATCTTGCCCATCTCCATGCGGATCGCGGCAGCGGCCGTGATCTGGCGGTTGAACACCTCCGACTTGTGCATGGCGAGCGACAGCACCTTCATGGTCTTGCCCCAGTACGGAGAAAGCTGCCCGGCGCTACCATCAGCCACACCGGAGACATCGTGCGCCTGCGTGATGTCGAGCGGGCCGTTCTCCTTGATGCGGGTCAAGGCTTGCAGCAGCGCGGAGTCCGCCGGGTCAGCGGAGGTACGCAGCACCGCCTTCTGCTTGCCGTCCTTGCCCTTGTCGGCACTCAGCAGGTCGAAGCCGGACTGGAAGTATTGCTTCGCAGCGCGGTTCAGCTCAGCGGCTGCCTGCTTGGCCCCGTACTTGGCAGCCAGCTCGGGGAACGTCACGAACATCACCTGCGTGGCGTTCATAAACATCTGGCTCGGACTGGTGAGCTGGTAGGTGAACGCAGCAGCAGTCAAGGTGTCGGCGATCTTGTTCTGTGTCAGGTTCTGCGACTGCTTGTACTGGTTCTTCACCGCGTTGGCGACGTTCTGGAGCTTGTTGGTGTCGATCTCCTTCACGCCTTCTGCGGTGCTGTACTTGCCTTGGCGGGTGTCGTCCACGTAGTTCTGCACATCTGTCAGGGCGTTGGCGATCTGACCGTCGTACTGAATGCCCGCCACCGAGCGAGCCGAGCGGATGGTGTAGTTGGCAAACGCGCGCAGGGCGTTGTCGTCGTAACCGGCGATGTTCTTACGCTGGATCGAGTGCTTGGCGAACGACTTGGCCGGCAGCGACTGGAGGTACATCTCAGCCAAACCGGAGGTCAGACTCTCGACCGCCGCGGCGCGGGCATCGGCGTCCATCGTATCCGGCAGCATGTCGATCACTTCGCGGCGGATGCTCTCGATCTGATCTTTCGGCACGCCTGTTGCATCGAACGCCTGATCCTTGGTCATGGTGGTGCTGACCACCACGTTCTCGTTGGCCTTCTTGCGCGCCTCGGCGATCTCCTTGGCCGCCGCTTCTTGGTCGGCGCGGTTGTCGTAGGCCGACAGGTGCACAGTCTCACCCTTGTCGTTCTGTACCACGACGAAGTAGTCACCGAAGCGTTGCAGTGGGCTGTATGGGCCTTGCTTCACCTTGCCCATCATGGTGGCCATCTGCTGCTTGTAGCGCTTCACGGCCGCCTCAATGCGGGCAGCCACAACGTCGCCGTCGCCCCCACGGGCGCGGGCTTGTTCCGCGGCTCGGGCGCCACGGCGTTCGGCTTCGGAGACGATGGCTTGGTAGTGCTCAGTGTGGCGGGTGCCGTACACAGCCTGCGACTTCATGTAGATGCGCTTGCCCTGCTCACCCAGCGTATTCCATGCAGCACTGATCTTGTCGTAGGCGGCGCGGCGTTCGGCTTCGTTGTAGCCCTTGCCTTCGTAGTCGAAGCCGCTGTGAACCTGATCCTCCCACGAACGCTCGGGGAAAATCTGGTAGTAGGTGCCTTCGGACAGTACGTAGTCGAGCGACACAGCCTTGGCCGGGTTGGCGCGCTTGTAGCCGTCCCATTCTTCTGTCAACTCGTTGACCGACTGGTTGCCGAGCTTGTTCTCGACCTCTTTGCCGTTCACGACGGTCTTGTAGACCAACTCGTTCTCGCGGGCGTTCAATCGGTTGAACTGCGCTTCTTTCTGCTCGCGCAGCCGGGCGTACTTCTTGATGCGGCCGCCGAACAGCTTGTCGTAGTGGTCGACCAGATGGTCGAGCGACATGAAGTTGTGCATGTACATCTCGCCCAGCTTGCCTTCTTTCAGCGCCGACCACACCGACTTGACGGTGTCGCCGGCCGCGGTCTGCACCGCATTGGCGGCCCCGCTGAACGCCAGTACGTTGTCCGGGCGCTCCTGTTCGTTGGCAGCCGCTTGCAGCATGGCGTCCATGTCGTAGCGGGCCTTGGAGAACTTGGGGTTCTGTGTGGCGGCAGATGCGGTGTTGTTGACCCACAGATCGAAGTCCATGCCGCCTGGTACGACGTGCTGTGGGACGTGACCCTTGTTGACCAGCGCCACATCGGACAGCAGGCGGTCGATCTCTTGGTTGGTGACAACCAGATCGCGGATGCCAACCAAGCGGGCGAAGAAGTTGCGCACGCCGTTGTATAGTTTGGCCATGACACTGCTGTTGATCTTCTCGTTGGCAGCGAGCATATCGGCCAGCACTTCTTCTGCCGCCAGTTGGCGAGTCATGTTGGGGTTGCCGGCCATCGCGGTCTTGATACGCTTGCGCATCTCGGCGTTGGCCCACATGCGGTTCATGGCAGCATCGAGGCTCTGCCCCAACAGCTTGGCCATACCCGAGTGCCCGGCTTCGTGCGCGATGGTGAATGCGAGGTCTTTCTTGGTCGCGTTGTTCGCACGAATCAGGTGGATGGCGCCGTTGTAGAAGAAACCAGCGGCGTTGGCAGGTACTTCCATACCGATGGCTGCGGCTGCTGCTGCGGCGTCTTCGTGGGCCAGTACGTCTACACCCAGTGTCTGCTTGGCGCGGGTCGCCATCGCGTTGAACGCTGCTACGTCTACGCCGGTGCCTGACGGCATCGCGCCAGCGAGGTGGAACTTGATACCGGTCAGGCTCTGCAACACGGCGGCGAAGTGTGCCTCATACTGGAGCTGCTGGGCTTCGGTCATCTGGAGGTAGGCCGGGTGCACGTGAGCAGCGCGTACGGCGTTGCCGGCTTCTTCGATGTTCTCTGCCAAGTCGACTGCTGCCACAGCGCCGTCGAACACAGGCATGAGGCTGCCGTGCGCGGCTTGTTGCTCCACGGCGGTCTGCATGATTGGTGCGCCGGGCTGAGCTACGTAGGCGTCGTAGGCCGGGCCGTTGAGGTCTGGCGATACAGCGGCTTGGTCGGCGAGCTGCTTCTGGTATGCCTCGGACTCCATCGCGTAGATTTTCTCGCCAGCGAAGGCGGCAGCGATCTTGTCGCGGGCTGCCTGCACGCCGCCGTCAACGTCGTTGAACTCGGCGTCGGTGAGGTAGCCGGCTTCGTGCATGGCGATGGCGATGGAGTCCATGCCGTCGCCGCCTTTGCGGAACAGGTTGCCCTCGCGGTAGCCCTTGTTGGCCTGCTTGCCGGTGTCACCCAGTGTGGTCAACTGCTCGTCGAGACTGATACCACCGCGCTTGGACAGGAACGACAGCAGCGTCTCCGGGTTCGGTTGCGCGGGGGCTTGGCGCGGTGCAGCAGGCGGCAGCTCGCCGACCATCTGCCACTTGGCGGCGTTCATGGCTTTGCGGGTGAGCTGTCGGGTGGTGCCGCCCGCCACAGGCTTGAGCATGGCCTTACCACCCATGACGCCGGATACTTCGTACTCGTCACCTTTCGCATTTACCCAGCGCTGGCCCTTCTCGGTAGCAGGCGCCTGCTCGGCAGGTATAGTCGGGCGAGCTGTCGGCGCAGCGGCAGTCGGCGCAACCACGGGGGTTGCCGCGTCCTGCGCTACCATCTGGTCGAACTCTACACCAGCGCGGATGTTGGCGCGTTGTTCTTCGCTGACCGGGAACTTTTCGGCGATCAGCGCTGATACACCGGCGGCGTCTCGACCTTTGCGGGCAGCGGTGCGTTCAGCGGCGGCGCCTACGACCTGCGCAAAATCAGGGTCTGTCGGTCGTACACCGGCAGCAGCCAGATCGGCGGTGATCTCGTCCAGCTCCGCGCTGTTCTGCTTGCCACGACGGCTTACCGGTACGCCTGCGGCGCGCAGTGCTTGGTCGATCTGCGACTGGTACTTCTTCTTCGCCAGCTCGTCAGCCATGTCGATCGGCTGCCGTACGGTTGGCGCCGGCTGCTCGACGGTGGTGGCAGGCGCCAGCGCGGCCCGGCGGGCAGCTTCTTGCGCAGCCACCTCGACACCAAACCGCTGAGCCACACCACCGATCGGGGCTGTCTCTCGGTACACGTCGTCGAGGCTGCGGGTCTGTACCGCCGGCTGCGGCAAGGCGTCGATGGTAACTTCCTCGATACCCTGTTCTACCACCTGCGGGCGCGGGGGTTGGCTGGCCATGCGGGCTTGCCGTGCAGCCAGGATCGCGCGAACACCACTAAGCTCCTGAACCTGCGGAAGCTCCGGCGGCATACCGACGGCCATGTCGACTTCTTCCAGCGGCAGCGGGCCTTCCATCGGCCCCTGCGGCACCGGAGTAGCGTCGACGTTGACTTGTTCACCCAGTGCGTCGGCGTAAATCTCGTTGGTCGAGCGCGGATCGCGGGTGTTGATGATGCTGCCGATCGGCGACTCGCGCAGAATACGCGCGGCGTCTGTCGGGGTGCCGCCGGCGGCGAGGATACCCTCGGCAGCTACATCGGCGGTAATGTCGGTGCTCGGGGTGAACTGGCCCATGCCGGCGCCGGCCAGCTCACGCTCTACAGCACGCTGCATCTTGGCAGCTTCTTCGCGGGCCATCGACGGCTGACGTGGAGACATGGCGCCCATGACACCACCGAGCGTGCCACCCAGCAGGCCGCCCAACGCAGCGTTCTGTGCTACGTCTGTACCCAGTTCTTGGTTGCCGGCGGCGTTACGGATAACCTGTTCGTTGGCTTCTTGCAGCGATTCTTCGATGCCTTCCTTCGCTATGCCTTTCGCGATGTTGGTAGCTACACCACCTGCTGCGCCAGGCAGCGCTGCGCCGCCGAAGCGGTTGGCAGCCATCGCCTCAAGTCCGGCAGCGCCGGTGAACTTGGTAATCAGTGTGTTACCAATCGCCCCAGCGATGGCGCCGCCGATACCGGCGAGCTGCTTCTCGTTCTCGCTCATACCGGCTTTGTCGGCGGCGTTTATCGCGTCGACGTTCATGTAGCCGCCGGTCATTGCTGCTTGGCTGACGAGGCTGGCCTTGGTCGCGGCCTGCTGGGCCTTAAACGCCTGCGCGGCAGTAGACAACCCTCTGGATGCGGCACCAGCAGCAGCCATGCTGCCGGCTGCACGCGCAGCCGCCGCGCCGGGGATAAGGTACGCGGAGGACTGCACACCGAGATCGGCCAGCAGGGATGGGTTAGACAACACAGTACCGAGGCCCGCCATGACGCCTTCGTTCTTGAACGCGGCAGCCATCTCCTGCTTGCGCGCTTGCAGCGGGTTGGACTTCCAGCTTTCAACGATGTCCTGCGTCTCGGCGAGGTTCTGCGAGAAACCTGTGGCGCGGTCGAGGTTGCCTAGTGTGGCGAGGTTAGCCAAGCCGTATGCGGCACCGCCCAGACCTACGGCGGACTGGAGTGCTGCGGCACCTGTGTCGCCGGCAACTTCGCCCCACGTCCGGCTGCGGTTGCGCTCGGCCTCCGCTGCGGCTTCGGCGGCAGCCTGCTGTCTGGCGGCTTCATCAGCCAACTGGCGTTGGCGGGCGACTTCGTAGACATTCAGGCTTTGATCCGCCATGTGGGACTCCGTTACTGTGTTTGTTGTAGGCGCTGCAACTGCTGCTGCTGGATGATGGCGATCTGTTCTGCGGACAGTGGGGCGCCAGTTACCGGGTCAGTATAGACTTTCTCGTTCGGCCGGGACAGCCCGTACGCGGCATACGTACCGCCGACATCACCAGCGGCTGCGGCCAGCTGTGCCAGCAACATCTGCTGTTGGATCAGCGCAGCGCGCTGCGCAGCGAGTTGGCCTTGTGGAGACATGGCTTTGGTCAGCTCAGCCTGCGTAGCACCAGCGGCTTTCTCCCGTGCGGCAGCCAGGCCGTATTCGCCGGTGAGCTGCGCTGCCTCCAACTTGGCTTGCGCATCCGCCATAGCTGCGGCCTGCGACGCCTGTGCGGCGAGCCCAGCCCGCTGAACATCGCCTGCGGTGGAGATGCGCTGACGGGTAGTCTCGCCGAGCTGCTGCGTGCCGAGATTCATGCGCGCGTCGAGGGCTTCCATCTGCAAGCGGGCGGCGCGGCGCTCAAACGGGTCGCCGCGCTCCATAGCGTTACGCAGACCGATGCGCTCGACTGCGGCCGCTGTTTCCGCCTTCTCTCGTCTGTACCGATCCCTATCTTCGCGGTCTTGCGCTGCATAGACAGCCAGTCGCGCCGACGCCTCACCCGGAGCGAACCCGAAGTTCACACCACCTGAGCCCGTGTACGCGCGACGGCGGGCGTCGGCGATAACATCCGGCGAAGTGCCGGTCATGCTGTAGTTGCCGCGCTGGTTGGCGTACGCCGGGCCTGCTGCCGGCTCCGGCACGCGGAACGTGTCTAAATTCTTGTTCAGCGTGTCTACTGCGGACTTGAGATTGGCCCGGTCTTGCGCGATGACCGCCTGATCCTCTGGTGACACGGCACCGTTCAACCCCTGCCCAATAGTCGTAGTTGCCGCTGTAGGTTCAAACGGCACGTCGGGGTTTGCACCAACACCCGTGTTAGTTGCGGCACCCGGCCCTTGCGGAACGAACCGCCGCACAGCACCAGCAGGGGCTTGCGCCCGAGCCGGAGACTGCTGTGGTGTAACCTGTGCTACGGCCGGCACAGCCGGCGCGCTCACCATTGGTACATCGGGGTCTTGGCGACCAACGCGAGCGGCGCGTGCCATATCCGGGGTGACCGGTACGTCGGCTGCGGCGCCGAGCCCTGTGTTGGTAACAAGCGGCGCGGTAGCTCTAGTCTGCATAGCGCGATCTTCGGCAGCTTGTGCACTACGCACAGTCGGATTCGGGTCGTATGCGCCTGTAGCAAGCGTTGTGGCTCGGGCCTGCATAGCGCGATCTTCGGCAGCTTGTGCATTACGGATCGCCGGATTGGTGTCATACCCGTGCGCCACAGGCGGGACGCCTGCGGCAGTGTTAAGCCCCAGCGTCACCATCCCCTGCTGAGACAGGGTTGGGTTGTTGCCGGTCTGCTGTCTGGCGTATTGCAGCAGAACTTCGTCATCCGTAAGGGGGCGCTTGGGCGTAGCCATGTGTCAGCTCCAATTGGCGCGCACACCGAACTCGACGTGCTGCGTGTGCATGTATTTGGATTTCTGCTTGCACTCTTTGATGGCATCTTCAAAACGCTTCTTGTGCGCGTTGGAACGAGCCATCACGATGCTGATGTTGTTCGGGTCGCCGTCAATGTCGGCGTCGTGGTTGCGCAGCGCGCGCCACGTTGCCCACTCACACAGATCGAGGTGGTACTCGTCTGGGATTTCCGGCTCGGCTGCCATATCGTTCTTGGTCAGCGGGTTGAGCGGGCGGCGGACAGTATGCAGGTTGATTACCAGTCCGGCTTCTGCGTCACCGGGTACAGGATAAAACCCGATGTAGCCTGTATCCTTGTCGGTGTAAAAGATGCGCGGCTCACCGATTGTCTGCGGTGTTTCGGACGCGGTGTTCTGCGTGATATTGCCTTTGGCGCCGAAGCGTGTTGCGTAGCTTGTACGCCCCAACTCCAGTCGGCCGTCGAGATGTGCGGACAAGATCGCAATGACGCGTTTGTCCAGTGGGTAGTCAGACACGCCGGCGACGAGCGTTATCTGTGCGATCGCCGGGGTGCGAGAGTCGCGGAGGCACATGGCCCCCGCAGCGAACTTTTCCTCCGCGTCCCGCAGGTAGCGGATCAACGCGTCGTCAGACCACAAGGCTCCATCCGCCACGCGACCATCCACAGCGGTGGATACGTCACGCAGGATATTGCCCCGAGTTTCAGCCAACAGGTCGCGGAGGTTCATTCGTTATCAGCCTCGCCAAACGTCGTACGGGAAGCGCTTCATCGGGCGGAACCCAGCCAAACGGCCTTTGTCGTCAGTCACAGGGCGCTCAACAATGCAGTTGTCGATGGTCGACAGCAGCCACTTCGGCACCTTGTACCAGACGTTAGCGCGCAGCAGGAACTGGCGGCCGTTTACGCCGAAGCCTTGACCAGGCGGAGGGATTTCTTCGCTGTCGACAAGCTGAATGATCTCGTATTCATCCGCGTTGTCGTGGCCGGTCATCAGACTGATGTGCTCCGGCTCGTCAGACACATCGACGGTGCGGGTCTTGCGGGCACGCGGTTTAACCGCCTTTACTTCCTCGATCTCGCTGAGTTCTTCGCTCATGTTCAGTCGCTCTCTGCAATTGCTTCGTTGAATGCCGAGTTATATTCGTCGGCTTTGGTGGTCTTGGCTTTCGCCAGCTTCGGGAGCAGCGCCCCCAAATCCTTGAGCAGCGCCTGCTGCGTGGTGTAGACCCGCTCAACCTTGGGGTCTTTCCACTTGGCGCCTTCCTTGCTGTTAGCTTCGGAGATAGCCGGGTCGGCGTACTCAAGAACAAAGCCGTTTTCAGCTAAGGTGATTTCGATCTCGTCCATCTTGACGACCTCGTCAGAGTTGTGCAGCAAGTATCGCCGCACGGCGTAAATTGTTCAAGTGTCACGGCATATCAGGCCAGACCCGGTTGCCCTTCGCCTGATTAGTAGTGCGTTCTATGACCTGCATGTTCCCGTGCCAGTGTAGCCCACTGACTGCCCTGCTCACCAATGGCACGATGTGGTCTACGTGGTACTCGACACCAGACGTGGCGGTCAACTGGGCGGCCAGCGTATATAACCTGCGAACTTTCTCTGCGTCGTACCACGTCGGGACAGCATTGCGTTTCCTCGCTCTGGACTCAGCGACTATCGCGGCTACAACCTCAGGATGCTTTGGGTTTACTGCTGCTCAATACTTTCGGCGCGAGATTCGCCCGCACTCGACCGAGCATGTTTTCTTCTTGCTGGCCTGCCGCACAACAAACGCCGCTTCGCAAACTGGGCAGGTGCGCGTCTCACTCCGACGTATTTTCTCCGCCCGTGCTACCGCTCCGCACTTAGCGGTGCAGTACTGCTTGTTTCGTTCTAGTCCCTTTTTCACGGAAAACACCGTGCTGCATATAGGGCACGGTCTTACCACCATTGTCACGCCGGTAGTTCTCGTCGCCCCTCCTGCCGATCCTCTGCATTTAGTAGAGCACGTTGTTTTGTACTTCTCTTTTCCTTTTGGTACGCGGAACAGCGCGCCGCACACCTTGCACGCGACGTCCACGACAACAACACCCTTTACACCCTTTGGCACGGCTAATCCTCCGCAACACAAAACCTCTGTTACGAATTATAGCATCATGTACGCAAATATCGCAGGCAAAAAATAACCCCCCGCAAATGCGGAGGGTTAGTTTGCAACCACCAACTGTTAGGCGGTAGCTGCTACCTCAGCACGAACCAACGCATAATCGTTGGTAATAAGGCTGGCATGATACATCTTCCACCCGATTGTGCCGCGCTGAGCCAGCGGATCGGACTCGGACGCCTTCGGGTAAGCCACGTACATCTGGGCGGTGTTGCTGCCGCGCATCGGGATCAGCGAGAACGCGTCTTTGCCGAGGAAGATCAGTGGGTACACGTCGGCGCTGGTGCCGGTGGTGGACAGCATGGTGCCCTTGGCGCCGCCGGCGTCAGGGAACGAAGTGAACACAGTGGAGCTGACGAAACGCACGTCTTCCACGGTGCCGATCTCGCCCTCGAACGCTTTGCCCTGAGCGTAGTGGCGAACCGAGATGAAGCCGTCGATGTTGCGGATGTCGTTTTCCACGTTCGGGTGAACGAGGCAGACGAACGACGCTTCGATCGGCTGGGTGTTGAACGACGGAGTGGACGCCAGGACACTGGTGATCTTCATCGCGTTCTGATTTTTCAGCGCGCGAGTTACCTGGCGGATCAGCGTCAGGGTGATCGGGGTGTTCACGGCGTTACGAGCGGAGCCGTTGGCGTAGAACACTTGGCTGCCGGCCTTGAGGACGTTGTAAGTCAGCGTCTCCTTGGTGACGGCGGCCTGCTCGGCCAGCATGTCGTTGAACTCGCGGACAACCGACGGATAGTCTTCGTGGGCATCCATGAAGAAATCGGTGAAGCCCGTCCAGTTGCCGTACTGGGCAATGGTCGCCGTGTAGTCCTTGTAGGCCACAGTGGTGCCGGTCGGGGTAGTACCCTCGGTCAGCGCGGTAGTGGCCAGCGGCAGGTTGTAGCCACCGGCGTTGCCGGAGTAGCCACCAGTACCACCGGTCAGGAAGTAGCGACGGAACTTGATGTTCTTGGTTTCGTTCTTCGGCAGCGGGCGCTGAGTACCGAACTTCTCGATAGTCATCAGCGGGATGGCGCGCTTCAAGAACTCGGCCACAGAGTACGCGGTTTGACGCGGAGTCAGGTCGCTGTAGGTGTTGATAGTCATGGGATAAAGCCCTCTTTCAGTCGTTCAAGTCAACGGTTGATTGCTTCTGCGAACGCAGACTCGTAGTCGTTCGGATCGCGCGAAGTAGTCATGGTACTGCGTTGTGCCGCGGGCGGTGCCAGTGTTGCTGCCAGGGCAGCGTTGCTTACCGGTGCCGCTTTAGGCGGTACTTGCGCGGCTGACGAGGCTGGTTGTGCTGGCGCTGCACCCGTCGTGCCAATCGCTTGCTTGTAGGTGGTCAACAGCTCAACCACCTGCTCAGCCGTACCTTGGTTGTACGCCTGCAATAGTGCCGGGCGATACAAGGCTGGCTGCTTCTCGATCCACGCAGGGATGGCTGCTGCCGCTTCACGGAAGTCGGGGTGGGCCGCCTGAATGGTCTGCCAGTACAACTGCTCCTGCGACTGAACCACGACGGATTCAACCGGCGCCAGACGCTGTTGCACCAACGCGAGAAACTGTTTTTCCTGCTTGGCCAGTGCTGCCTGCACATGCGCTGTAATCAGCGGTTGCACAGCCGTGGCTACTTCGCCCCATTCTTCGTTCAGAAGTTTGATGGCGTTCTTGGCGCTGTCGTCGAGGAAGTCCTCATACGACGGCTCATTATCTTCTTTCGGCGGCTCTGCGGCAGGCTGCGCTGCTTTCTGCTGAGCCTGAACCAGCGCTTCTGCCAGTGCGTTGGTGTCGATCACCGGCTGCGGAGCTGGTGCTGGTTCGACTACCGCGGCAGGTTCTTCGACCGGCGCTGGTTCTACAGGTTCTGTCGGTTCTTCGGTTGCAGCCGGCACTTCTTCCTGCGGCGCAGCGGCAGGTTCTTCCACCGGGGCGGCTGCGGGTTCTTCAACCACCGGCTCCGGTGCTACGGGTTGCTCACCTGTTGCCTCGGCGAACGCTGCGTCAAACTCAGTATTGGTATCCATAGCGGTCATATACTCTGCGTCTGTGGGTTTGTCAAGTTATGGCGCAGCTTTTGCATCTGCGCTCAGTGTTTTCAACAGGCGTTTCAGACACTGGGCTTCACCCTGCATCCGGCGTAGTTGAATCATGTCGTCGATAACTGCTGCTGCCTCACGGGCTTGCAGCAGCTCGGCTTCAAGAAACTGTTCCAGCGCTTTCTGGATTTGCGGCTCCCGGCGCAGCAGCTCCTTGATCTTGTCTTTGTGCAGTTTTTGCAATTCGCTGGAGTTCATCAATGTTTGCTCCTTTCTCGATGGCGGCGAGCATAGCGTTGAACGTAGCCACGTCGGCCATGTCCATGTTCTTCTGCGCTTGCGCGATGTCTTTGAGCGCTTCTGTTTGTAGCGTGCGCAGGTTGGCTTGGAACATGGCGTCGTTCTGCTGCTGTGTCGCGCCAGCCTGCTGGGCGGCAGCGTCTTTGCGGCGCTTCACTTCTTCCGGCGCAGCCATGATCTTGTCGAGCGGGAGGTCGCGCGAGGCCAACCGCTCCTTGAGCAGTTCTTCCTCGTTGATGTAGACCTTTTCCTCGGGTGTCAGGGTAGCAGCCAGTTGATCGAGCGCTACCGCCCGGACTTCCTTGGCCATCAGGCTACTGGCTCCCTGCGGGATCGGGCGCAGATCGCCGGCAAGCTGCTCGCGTTGAACGTGGTACAGCAGGTTCCAGTGGATCAGCGCACCAATCACCGACTTGGTAAACCGGTCGAAGTTGCGCACGATGTCCTTGAACGGCAGGGCCGCGGTAGCCATCGCCATCGACATATTGCCGCTGGTGCGCAGTGCCTCGCCCGGCATGTTCTCCATATCGCCGCCGGTCATCGGGTTCACGAACGTCTCGGTGTCGGCGAACTCGCGCATCAGTCGTATGGCGTTGAGCAGCGGGTCGATGTGGCTGTCGAAGCTGATGTTGCGAACAGCCGGTTGCCCATTGGGGCTACTGTTATCCTTCACCCACGCCTTAAACGGGCGTACCGTCTGCGGGTTCACGCTATCCGCCAACTGGTCAGCGTCGACCTCGATGTTCGGGCCGCAGACGGTGGCAGCGTTGTCCACCAGCATCCGGGTGAACGTCGACACACCAAGCTGGCTGTCGCGCATAATGACCGGGAGGCCGCTGCCGGTGAGGTTCACCTCGTCGATCTCAAAGACGAACTGGTGATACATCGACACGCCATCCGGGTACGGATTCTTGGCGACCTTGATGACTTTGTCGCCGAGCATCCACACGCACGCAGTGACCGTCTTACTCAGGTCGGCGTCGGCCACCTCGATACCGGCCGCACGCAGATCATGCCCACTGACCGTACCCCAGTATTCCAGCAGCTCGTACTTCTTACCCTCGCCCGGCTGGGTCTGGCGCTTCTCGTCGGAGAGGCGATCCAGTTCCTGCTCGTAGTTCTTCTTGCTGTAGTTGCCGTCCGGGTTCGCCCGCAGGTACTCCTTGATGGCATCGCCCATGAAGTCCTTACGGCCGACGAGCTGGTTCACCGAGTGCTGGGAGTAGATGTGGCGTTGGAACTGGCCATCCATCTGCTCAAACGACTTGGCCGACAGGTCTGGGTAGTAGTCCCAGATCGGCACCCAGTCGAAGAACGGGCGGTACAAATCCTGTTCGACGATCCGCGGTACGCCGTCCGTTACCACGATCAGCGCGCCTTTCTCGGCTACCGTCATCGGGCCTTTGAGCACACCACAACCATACAGGACGCCGGAGAACAGCACATTGCGCACCAAGCTCTGGTAGTCCTGTGAGCCGGACTGCGAAGCGTCGGTGAGCTGGTCGTCGATGACCTTGGACATGCGCGCAGCAATGTCGTCCGCGGCTACCTTGACGATGCGATCCATCTCGTCCTGTGTGGCTACCGCCTCTGGGTTCTCGCTTGTCCACTGGATCAGGACGCGCGCCAGCTTGTCACTCGGCAACAGCGGTTGCGGCGACGCCTCCACCGACCAGTTCTTCTCGCCGGCCGGGAACAGCAGCGCGTGCAGACGGGCTACGATGCTGAGCACCTTCACGCGGGTCAGCTTCGGATACGCACGGGACTGATCGACTGAAAGATGGGCCAGCACGTCGGGATCGTACTCGCCGATGTACTGGCGGACGTTCTTGAGCCACTGCTGCTCGACAGACTGGCGTGCCTTGTCGTACTCAGTGAACCGCGAGCGAAGCGTGGACGCCAGTTTGGTCATCCGCTCGGTGTCGATGTTCAGCGGCTGTTGTTCTTCGGCCATGATCCAGCCCTAGTAGACGTATGTATTTCGTGACTGTACAGGGTAACGTGCCAGTTTTCTAGCCCGCGCATCCCGTACGCCTTCGTCGGTGATACCTTGGCACCCATATTGAATGGCGTCCGCCAAGTGAGAATAGCTGTTTTTCTCAGGGGTGTCGGCTGTCACGCCCTTCGTGTTGATCGCGTACCGGTAGCCGTTGGAGAAACCCGCGATGGCGTTCTTGCAGCTCGGGTCGATGAGCAGGGCCGGGCCTGCTTCGGTAAGTTGGGTCAGGAACCCGTCTACGGCGCCGAGTCGGGAGGCCAAGTCATTGCTCTTGGTCGGCTTCACTCGGACTCCGAGTTCCTTCTCCAATACACTGGCGACGGTCTTTTCGTCCGTCTGGGCGCGCTGCTTGGTAGCTGGATCAGCATAAACAATAAGGCGAGCATCGGGGAACATCCTTTTCAGTAGCGGCTTGACCTTCTCGCGGCAGAAGCGCTGGGCACCCATGTTCTCCGACACCAGTTCGGCGAGCAGCAACAGGCGACCGAACGAGTCCTGCTGGAAGAAGGCGGCCGCCGGCGTCAACCCGGCGTCGAACCCCATCACGACAGGTAGGTGCGGGTTGTACTTGAGCGGCTGCTTGGCCACATGCAGATCAGTCTTGAACATCTTGTACACCGGCTTGCCGCGCTGGCTATAGCCCCACTGCACTTCGATGAACTGCTTTACCCACTCGGGCGTCTTACCGATCGCCAGTTCGTGGTAATACTCGTTGCTGTCGGCTTTGTATGGTGGCAGGTTGGCCAAGTTCTCGGCCTTGGGGTCGAACCCAGACGGCTGCTGGTAGAAGTTCAGCGCCTTCTCCTGCGCAGCCAACCCACCTTCTTCGTCCGGCCATTCTTCATACAGCCACGCTCGCCACCATGAGTCCATGACGCCCGGGTTCGATGCGCCCCAGATACCGCGCCATGTGCAGCCGCCTTCCTTCTTGGATGGAAAACGACCGCAGCGGGACTGCAAGGCGTCGACGATCTCCCGCGGAATCTCCACAAACTCGTCGAGCATGGCGCCGGTGATCTCCAGCGACAGCACGCTCGATACGTCGTCCGGGGTATCGAGGGCTCGGAACATGACCTCGCAGTGCACGTCGTCGAACTTAAACACGAACGTCTTCGGGGTGGCCTTCCACTCGCCGGCCCGGCCTGGCGGGAACCACTGGAAGAACGACTTGAGCGTCGTATCCTGTAGCTCCTTGTTGGTGTTCCGCACCACGACGAACCGGGTGTAGCGGATGCCGTTCTCGGGGCTCGGAGCTTGCCGCTTGGCATGGTAGAGAATCTTGAACAGACAGGCTACAGATTTACCGGAGTTCCCTGTCACGAACACACGCCCGTTGTGGCGAGCGAGGAAAAAACTGGACGCTGTGCGGAAGCAATACTGCTTGAAACCGGGAGCAGATACGAGCTCGCTTGCGTATGTACCAGAGTCCTTTATGAGCACAGGCGCTTTTCTGCTGCCTTTAGGAGCTATGTGTACGGTGTACGTCGGGTTCCATGTAGGTTTATCAGGATATTCGTGCCGACTGATCGTGGCTCGTCCACCGGCTGCGTGCGCGGCGTACTGGATAAAGTCAGCGTCCCCCTTGTGGCTTGTCGAGAATCGGGTATCTACTCCTTCGTACAACCCGTCCCAGTGCGACATCTCGTCCACGATTGTTTCGAGCTCTGCTTGCGAAGCTGCCCACCACTGCTTGGTGTCGAACCGCTTGCCTATGTACGGACTCTTGAACGAGAAGATCGTCTCTGTTGGTCTACCTTTGTACGTCCGCTCTGCGTACTCAACTCCTGCGCTCGATAGGAGCTCACGCAGGCGATCCTTTTTCCGCTCTTTGCGGACGGTCACGACGCATGTATTGGGTGACGGACTCTTGCTTCCTGCTGGTCTGGGGAAATGTCCGTCCGCGTGGATCGCCACAGCCAAGCGTAAGAGCTCTGTGCTGAGCCCTGTACCTGTTGCTGACACCTTGAACGCGGTAGGTATCCGGCGGACGCTCGGCTTGTCGTGCACGTCGCCAGCCGGGACTACCCGGAAGTCTCCCTTGTAATCGTAGTACGGCACTCGGTGATTGGCTGACAGCACCATCGACAACGAGTTCTCATTCTTGAAGTGGATCATTGTTTCCGCCGGGCCGACTATGTAGTCCAGCGGCTCGACGAGCTCAACAACACCTGCGGTCGGGTCGTTGTCCGGCGAGGGTGTCCATTGCGCCACCTTGTCTCCGAGTTCGTACTGATCTACCCGCTTCCAGCCGCGATCAGTAAGAAACTCGGTGTCGCCAGAGACAGGGCCGACTGGCCCTATAACAAACGTGTACTTCTTGTCGCTCTGGATGATTGCGGCGCCGGTCGGCGTTGGTGTGTAGTCGACGCTCATGGCATACACCTATATTTTACGGATGAGGTAAATATACACCCTACCTGTAGAATAAGGCAATGGCGCCTCATACGTCCTCCACCTCACCCTCAAACAGATCGCCGGACTTGGTGTTCAGATTGATGTTGATGGAGAACGATCCGGTGCCGTCACCCACGCTGTTGCTCTTGTCGAACCCTGCCCAGCGCACGGTGTCAGCGATGAGCTTGGCACGCACGCGAGGGTCTACGTCCTTGTCCATCGACATCTTGAACGACTCGTCGAGCAGGACTTCGGCTTGCAGCTTGGCCTTGAGCGCGAACGTAGCGCCGTCCTTCTCCAGCTCTTTTTTGAGCGCGGCGACCTTCCCCATGAACCCCACGTCGCGGATTATCCGCTCGTAGTGGTGATCCATGATGTTGTATTCCTCGCAGATCGACTCCTTGCTGGCCCCGAGCACGTAGTCGATGACCAGTCGCGGGTTCCACTCCGGTCGCTCGATCGCGCTGACAGGGGAGTTCGGCACCCACGGCGGGATGCTGCGGACGATCTCAAGTGGGTCGCTACCGTCGAAGACGGGTTGTATGGCGGTCGTGGGTTCTGGTTCTGCCCACCCGCCGAAGCTGAACGGGTCGCTCATGGGTTGCTCCGGTGGTACATGGTTATGCGGTAAGGGTAGCGTGTTGGTTGTGTTGTGTCACGGACATACAATCAGAAGCGTTGTGGCCAGCCGGCGGCTATCTGCCCGGCGCGCCCCTCTCCCCTTGCCTCACCCCAGATCGTGCGGGCGAGCACATCCACATCGCGTTCATTGAGCGACATATCGACCTCCAGAAACGAAAAAGCCCGCACGTGGCGGGCATGGTCTAGGCTTGCAGCTGTTCAGAACTGAAACGCATGGAGGCGTACATGAAAGGGCTATTCATCACTCGCGGGATCGATCAGCAGTTCGAGTTGTTCGTCGACCCAGACACTGACCCAAATGAGCTACTACGCCAGATGATCGAGGGGGTGACCGTTCGCGTATCGGACATCAGCAGCAGCTGGGCCAGACTGCACATTCAAGCTCCACCAGCACTGCACATCATCCGCCCCGAGGCGCATTCCAGGCATGGATGGCGAGCGCAAACTGATCCTCATAGCGCTGGGCGCGAAGCCGTTTGCCCACCCGATAGCAAGTAGCCCTGAGTTATGCCGCCGTCACTTCAACAGTGTCGAAGGCAGCGTTCCAGCGAATCGTCGTGCCAGCCGCTCCAGTCACAGTCACGGTCAGGCAGCCTATGGTCGTGTTTACCCCGATAGACACAGTCCATGCAGACGCACCGGCGTCGGCAAATACCTGCGTCACTGTTGGCGTACCGACCAGGGCAGTGCTTCCTGCGCCGCTGCCTCGTTTTACCAGCCCCTTAACGTCCCAAGTCGCAACATTCCCGCTCGATGACCGTGCAACGATCTTCCCATCGAACCGATATGCCGAGTTATCCGGTAGCGTCACCTGGTTTGTAGCTGCAGCTGCACCACCGACATACTGGTTTGTCGTCGCTATGGATGCAGTTGCGTCGGTGGTCTGATAGGTCAGCGGATACCACCCAGACTGTGCCGCTCCCGCCCCGCTGGCATAAAAGCCACCACAAGCGCGCGCCTGCATTCCTGTAACGCCTCTGTCCGACGACCGATATCCAGTCGCCCATCCGTGATCGCCAGATGCGGAACATGCGTACCCGATTGCGTAGGCATCCTGCCCGGCGGCTGAACTGTTCTCTCCGAAAGCCAGGGCGTGCTTGCCGTTGGCGGTCGACCCGTTGCCGAAGGCAATAGAGTATTGCCCGAGGGCGGTGTTAGCTTGCCCGCCAAGAATGCAAGCGTATTGCCCCGAGGCCACTTGCGACGCAGCAGTGCGCTTCTTTTGCCAGTCGGTGGCGTATTCGCCTCGCTTGTTGCCGCCAGCTATGGCGCTATCAGGCACCTGGGCCAGCGTTGCGCCCGTCCCCTTTGCTTCGAGGACGACATCGCCGTTCGCCTCCGTGATGCTGACCTTCAGCACGACAGCCGGGACCGATACGTTCGGCGATGCGGTGTTCTTGCTTTCGCTGAGGTTTGTCAGGCCGCCGGCCGCTGGTGTGGCGTACTCCAGCGCTGTTCCGGCGCTATTGACCCGCAGGACTTGGAGCGATGCGCCCATGCCGAGCCGGCCAGGAGCGCCGCCTGACGTACCCACAATAATGTCACCCGCGGTCGTCATCGGGTTGGCCATGCCGCTGCCCGATATTGCAAGGTCTCCAGCGCCCAGCAAGCTACTCCCGTTCACCGTTTTGATGTTCGTGCCGCTGACCAGCGTGTCCTGCTTTCCGCTGATAGCCGTTACCGCATCACTGATCTGCTTCTGGAGCTTGCCCAGGGCACTCAGCACACCGTCGGCAGCAGAGATTACCCCGCCCGTCAGCAGGCTCAGCCCCGTCAGGGCCGTGCTGCGGACACGGCCTTCCGTGAAGTACTTGTTGGTCGCCCCCTCTGCCAGGCTGTCGGTGTCGGCATTGGCCGTGGCACCCGCCGCAATACCGCCAAGCTTCGTCTTGTCAGCAGCTGACTGCAAACCGGCCAGCGACGTAGTCGCCGACGGCAGGGTTACGTCCGCGCCCGTACTGCTATTCAGCGGAATCGAAGTAGCAGTGATCGTGCCCAAACTCAGGTCTGTTGGTACGTTGACCTGAGCGCCTGCGGCGATACCGTCCAGCTTCGTTTTGTCTGCGCCGGTCATAAACCCAGCAGCACCCGCGGCTACAGCGTTGCTGTGCGCCGCTCCACCGCCACCTACGTGACTCAGAGGGGCGTAGCTGGAGGACAGACTTACAGCCCCGGTCTGGCCATCCACGGTCTGCACAGGGGCCGCCGCGGCCGCTCGGCCGTTGGTGAAGTACAGGTTAGACACGCCCTCGGCGATGTCGTCGGTGTCCAGCACCACTACGCCGGTCTGCCCGTTCACACTGTCCACAGCCCCACCCGCGCCCCCACCACCTGACGCACTTATCACCGGCGCTGCTGGGTTGGTGCGGTCGATCGTGATGTTAGCCCCTGCGGTGAGATTACGCTCGTACCTCGCGTCGCCTTCCGCTTGGGTGTTGTACTGTGGGTGCGGATCAGATGCTGCGACGTGTGTGCTCACTGCCGACGCAGCGGCGCCCAGCGCGTCATACGCTGCGTTGCCTTCTGCGGGTGTCAGATACTGCGGGTGCGGATCAGACGCTGCTACGTGAGTGCCCACTGCGGCAGCGGCCGTACCAGCGGTGTCTGCGCCTACATCCGTAGCTGTGAGCACTACAACACCGGTCTGCCCGTTCACCGAGTCGACGGCGCCTGTGCCGCCCCCACCGGTTACAACCGTGCGCATACCCGCAGCGAGAACCTGGCGTGCCGGGCGGTAAATAACAAATACGATATTACCCATCATGCACCTGCTATTTCAAACCGAGGTATTTGGCGACTGTCAGTAGTTTACCAACAAACGCGTGTTGCCACACGGCATCCGCATTTTCTTGCGCTGTGGGTGCTACGCCGGCGGCCAGGCTGTTTACCTTTTCACCCATCGACCCTGTTGTGTTGTTGATAACTGCTTGGGCAGCCCACACCTCGGTCGCCACCTGCTCCGCTGTAAGTTCAACAGACACGTCGGTGGTTCCGGACATAAACCCTACTGCGTAGCGCACCAGTGTCGCCGTGACTTCCATGGTCGCCGTGCCTTGCGCCCATGCGATAGCGCCAGCAGTGCCAGCAGCCGCGACGCTGAACGAGGCCGATCCTTGGCCGCCGATGGTGGCGATCAGGTTTCCGGTGGCGTCAAACGAGAACGACGCAGCGCCAGCCGCAGACGCTATGAGCTGGCCAACTGCGTCAGCGCTGAATGTCATATCCGCAGTGCCGACGATGTTTACCCCGAGCGCACCACTAGCCACGCCCGAAACGATCACGCGAGCGGCGTTGTGGCTCGACATGTTGCCGCCCTTGCGGGGCAGAATCCATGCGCTGTCTTGGATGTGTCCGTTCGGGATCGCAGCGTAATCGCTAAATACTTCGTAGCTGTTGCGCTGCATCCCCGGCTTGTCGAAGTTGCTACGGTCGCCAGACGCAACCGTACCCGCCAGGAATCTACCCGGCGACTTGTGCAGGACTGAGCGGTTGCCGACGAGGGCCATTACGACCAGCCGAACTCTAAGTGCCCGCTAATCTGCGAGGCGACGGGGGTAGCGGCGCCAGCCAGCATGATCCACGCCAAGCAAGCGCCGTCGTAGACTTTCGGCATGGCCATGAACTGATTCACGAGGTCACGCTCCGCTGTCACGCCAAGCGTGGTGATCGGCAGCGTCAGCAGCGGCTTGGCCAGTACAAGGTTAAGCACACCAGAAACATAGGACGCCGACAGAGTTACCGACTGCACCGAGCGAATGCCAGCATCCCCAGCAGCCAGCGGCATGAACGGCCCGAACTTGCCCGCGCCCGTGCCGCTGTAGACAATCGACGTTACGGCGGCGGCACTGTTGCCGATTGGCAGCGTTGCAGGGGTAGCCTTGCCGGCAACGCCAGAGCTGTTGGTGTAGCCGATCGACAGGTTGGGGGTAGCCGCGCCCATCACGGTGGATGGTGTCAGGAACGCCTGCACACCCGCTCCGTCGGTATATCGCGGAAGTGTAACGGTGTTGTTTAGCGTCTGCGCGCCGGTAGTGGTCACGGTGGTGATCGGATAGAATCCGAGCAGGTCCACCAGCATCAGCACGCAAGGGGCAGTAGTTGCGGCGGCTGTTTGTGCCGCTGCGTTTAGCAAGTGCTTGAACCCGCCCACGTTGCCGCCGTGAGGTATGCCGCCGCCGCCAACTGTCGCGTCGGTTAGCGCTTGAAACGCCAAGTTAGTGCCCGTACCGAGCACGGTATCCGCAGCCGGGTTACCTCCGCCGCGCTGCAATGAGTACCACAGTCCGGCAGCCTGTGCGGTCGTTGCGAATGTCGACTTCTGCCAGTCCGCTCGGTAGAACTTACCGTTGGTGCTGATCTGGTTAATCATGTCGTCTTGCGAGTTAAAGCCAGCCATGGTTATCCCCAGGTTGTTTCAATTGTGCCGAGTATCTGCGCGGCGGCCAATGTGCCGACAGGCAGCACGACAAAATTCAGGTAAGCGTCATCAATGATGTTTGGCAATGAGGTTCCGCAGTCGGTCAGGTAGTCAACCTCGGTCGGCGCGTCAATACCGCGCAACGCAAGGGTGGCGAGCGGCTTGACCATTACCAGGGAGAACAATCCAACGTCACCCACACCGCCAATGGTAACGGATTGCACGGATCGCACGCCGGAGTCGTTGCCCTGCAATGGCAGGAAAGGCCCGCCGTACAGGTCGCCGGCGGACAGGCTGTGAAGTACGGTGCCGTTAAGCGCTTGAGTGCCCATCTTGACCGGCGGCGTAATACGCCCAGACACTCCGTCGCTATTCGTATAGTTGACGGTAAACGTCTGGCCGCCAGTCTGCCCGGCAACCACAATTGGCATCAGCATCACGCCGCGCCCGTCTTGATAGCGTGTCGGCGCCAGCGTGTTGTCTAGCGGCTGCTCGTCGGTCACAGACTCGTCGATGAACCCGTAGAATCCTATGTAGTCCAACAGTTGCATGGTCAGCGGTGCAGCCGTCGCGGTGACGGTCAGCCCCATCAGCTTACGCAAGAACTTCTTGTACCCGAACGCGGCGCAGTCAGGGCCGTGGTCAATGCCGCCGTTTGCGCTACGGCTTAGCGGCGTGAACGCGCCCGGCGTGCCGATGTAGTAGTTCGGCACCGGATTACCCGGCGACATAGACAGGTCAAACCATACGCCCGAGCCGGTGGCCTGTGTAGGAACCTTGCGCCATGACCGATAGAGGTAGCGCCCAGCATCCTGGGCTATAGCCATCTCGCGGGCGTTACGTAACCCGGCCATCAGTCCGCCGTGATGTCTAGGTCGCCAACCGCAAACTGCGGCTGAATACCGGCGGATACGTTGAGCGTGCCAGACAGCGCGCCAATAATCATCTGAGCGACGGCGCCTGACTCGGTATCGACTACGGCGAAGTGCGTGATGGCGTTGGTGCCTGCGGTACACTGGCCAAACTGGATCAGGCCGGCATTGCTGAACACAGAGCCGCCATCAGTCCACGCTCCGGACTTGGTGAGCGCTACGCGGGCGTAGCCTGTGTATGTCGCCTCCGCCGCAAGCGACCCCGCCTCGCCTGGGTCGGCGGTGAACAATGCGAGGTATTGAGTCGCGCCGGCACGATATGCAGGGTCAACGCCTTGCAGGTGCATCTTGAGCGTAGCGTTCTCTGTTGCGTTTGATAGGCTCATCGCCGCACCCTATGTGTATGTGATGGTTTCGCGGTCTAACCACGACTTGTTAAATTCTGCGGAGCCGTCAGCCCATTGCTCCGTCACGTCCCCGTCCAGGGCTATTGTGATACGGCGTATCCTCCAGGCGGGGGTAGCGTCCAGCGTGCCTACCGCGGCCTCGCCCCGGTATAGCAATGTGTCGCCCTGCATGTCAACGCGTTTAGCATACACAGCTTCTTCCTCCCCACCCGCCGGCCCTCTTGGGCCTGGTATACCCACCGCCACGACAAACGGCTTGTTTGTCGTGTTGATGACCTGCGGAGGACTGCTCACACCGTGACCTCCCCTACGACCGTGCAGGTACTCGGGGCGATCATCTGCCGTACCTCGCCGTCTTTCTCAACCTCTAAATCGTAGATCCCGTTCGACCAATCAAGGGCGGCTGCTTTCACGGCGTCGATGTTGAGCGTCAGCACGGGTCCGGCGATCGTGATGAGCCCATCGGGGTTAGCACCGGCGTCGGAGTCCCACGAGAACAGCACAGGCGCCCCAACACGAGCACGTACTTGTGCCCTCGCGCGCCACCCTGTCAGCGGGGCGGGTTCGTTGTACACCAGTACGCCGCCGGTTGTGTATGCTTTCCACGCGCTGCCATTGAGTCCGTTGAACTCGATCGTGTTCACGTCGATCACCGTAGCGATCAGATAATCGCACTGCTGGGTGTTCAGCTCCAGCGGCGCTTTCGCCCCCTCGATCCGAACTGGCCACCCGTCAGGAACACCGTGCGCCGGCACCGTAATGCGGTAGGGCGCAGCCAGCGGAGAACCTGTGATTTGTTTGAATACAACCTTTTCGGACGCATACAAGTACGCCTGGGCGAAGGTCTTGCCCTTGACGATCGTGATGTCGTAGGTCGGCGCGCTCATAGGTGTGCTCTGTGTTGGTTGGTGTCGCCGGTGGCCTTAGCGGCACACCGGCGTGGCGTTACACCCCGGCGGCTGTCATCAGCGCGTTGACCTTGTTGACGAAGTTCGTCTCTTGGTCGGCGGGGAAGAATTTCGGGAACGTCGCCGGGATCGTTGTGGCTGTCACCAGCGCAGCGCGGATGGCGTTGAGCTTGACCACACGGGAGCCGTCGACTTCGTGGGTACGGGCTTTGCGTGTGCTGGATACGGCGGTTGCCAGCGCGGCCAGTTTTTTGGCGCGATGCACTTCCAACTCGTTTTGTTTCAGGCGGGCGATGGGCATCTCGCGTCCCTCGGAGTGTGGGTGATACGCGGGAGGATAGCCCAGACGGACTGGGGGTGCAAGTGGTGCCGGCAGCAGGGATCGAACCCACGGCCTACTGATTACAAATCAGTCGCTCTACCAACTGAGCTATACCGGCAAAAGAGACACCACGCAGGAGTACCGTGGTGTCAAGCCGCTGGTACTACCAACGGCGGGGAGGAATGGCCCGGTCGTACTCTCCGTCCGGCAGTCACACCACTTCGCAGGTGTCGCGCAATCGCAGCTTGCTACGACCGGGCACCCCCAGTCCACGCTTGCTGCCCCGACCATTTGTGCTTGTCGTCTGCGTTACTCACGGAGATGACAGAGGCTGTCAGGTAAGTGACCCCTTGGCTGACCGCCACAGCCACCAAGGGGTCGACACCCGGAGAAGATGCCACCGCACGCGGTACGTGTAAGTTAGGCGAGGATTGTGCAGGTGTCAAGGTTTTGTAGTAGCACACCGGATTGGTCGCTATGTTATACAAGGCTGATTTTGGGGCGCTGGAATTTTACTACGTTATACACAGGTAATTTTTGGGTCTGGGGAAATTTTGGCGCGTTGTTAGTGAGGCCGTATTGATGTGTATAAGGTAGGGTTATTTTGTTGTCTGGCGATTGCGCGAAGGGGATAATGCACTTCGCGCAGCCGCCGCGCCCCCCAACCCCCTCGCCGCCGGGCCTACCTCCTTGCCTCGCTTCTTCGCGCGCAGCGCTCGCCTAGTTGCTCGGCTGGCCCAGAGCTGCGCCGCTTAGCTAGCCAGGAGGCTAAGCTAATTAAGCAAGGCCGCCACCGACTAACGCTTAAGGTTAAGCAGCTAAGCGTTAAGCTAATTAAGCGCCCACGCTAAAATTAGCGGGCACAGCTAAGCGCGCCAGATTAGCTAAGCTGGCGGAGTTAATTAGTCGGAATGCTTAACCGCGACGCCTAATTAGCCACGCGGTTAAGCATTAGCGCCTAATTAGCCAGAATGCTTAACCGTATCGCGCGTAATTAACCGCGACGCGCGCTAATTTAGCCAGAATGCTTAACCGTTATCGGCCATACGGTTAAGCATTAAGCTAATTTCGCTTAATTTGTGCCGTCTGTATAACCATGCACTAGGCAGATTTAGGGGGTAGTGATCCATGACTATAACAACTGCCTACTCTCCAGCCCTTGTATTTACTGGGTTCTAGTCAAAAAGCAAAAAAAGTAAGTGGAAACACTATATCTTCACGCGCGCGGGAATGCTTAACCGTATGGGAGCTGGGCGCCGCACGGTTAAGCATTAGCGTAGAATGCTTAACCGTATAGCCGCCACATATGGTAGATATGCCGAAAATCCTTTGCTTTTTTGTCTTTTTGTCTTTTGCCGCTCTATCTCGGGCCTTTCAGGCTAGGCAGCCGCTGAAATTCTTTGATTTCCGCCCGCCTTTTCGCAGAATGCTTAACCGTATGGCCGCCAAATTAAGCAAAAAACCCTTAATTAGCGCGAATGCTTAACCGTATCCGCTGGAATGCTTAACCGTATCCGCTGGAATGCTTAACCGCGACGATAACTAACCCGACGCACGGTTAAGCATTCAGCAGACGCCGCCACCCAGCCGCGCCTATAATAAGCACCGGGCAACCCCGCCCGCTTAACTGGAGCAAGCCAGCATGGCCAAGAAACTACGCCACATCACCGGCAAGCCTTACACCCGCAGCGTATACCTAGACGCCGCCACCCTCCCGCAGCTCGACCAGATAGCCCCCGACAACATCAGCGAGGCGATCCGGTTTTGTATCGCCTATGCGCTGGAGCGTGGAGCACTGACCGCCGCCCTGGTACAACACACGCCGCAACAGCGCGCCGCGTACCTGGAGCGCTACCACCAGCCGCAACCGGTAGTGCAGCTTTACAACGGCCAGCCTATCCAGCCCGCCCAGGTAGTCCCAGCACCAGCGCCGCAACCTGTGGAAACCCAAGCCGCCGAGCCCGCGCCGCGCATAGTCACCCCGCCGCCTGCGACCTTCACCGACGCGCCCTATATAGGCACCATGATCGACGAACAATCGCCGATGGTATCGCCTGCCCAGGTACGCGCCGCAGCACTCAAACCATCCGCCCATGGTGTGGATCTGCTGGCCTACGCTAAGAGCTTTCTACCCGACGAGGAAATAGACGCCGCTCGCCTGGAGCTGGAGCAGATGGAAGCCGCCGCCAGGATGCAGCGCAACAGCTGAGCACGCCCAGGCAACCGCAGCCCCAGCGCGCCCGGATCAATGCCGCCCGCTGGAGCACCCGCGCGCCTACCGTATGACCGTTCGTCGGCTTTTTACAAATACGGCTTGCGACTATCTAGAGCCCCGCCTATAGTGACACCACGCCACACAACAACCCCGGAGCTAGAACGATGAACACCAACAACGCCCGCGCAATGCTGGATTGGAAAGCCGCCCAAGGCTGCAAGCAATCCCAGCGCGACTGCGCCAACATCTTGGAAGCCGAAGGCCGCCACGACTGGGCCGAGTTCTACCGCGCCAAGGCAGACGGCAAGACCCGTGCCTTCACCCTCGAAGCGTACAAAGCCAGCAAACACTAACCACCGCGCGCCCTACGGGGCGCCCACCTAACACCCGGAGCCGCCACCATGAAAAACGCCACCTACCGCCAACGCCTCGCCGCCGCCCTGAACAGCGCCCCGCGTATCCGCTTTATCAGTCTGGAGCTGCAACAGCGCCAGCAGCTGGAGCAGATCAAGGCCAAAGCCGCCGCGCACATCCAGAACAACCCGCAACCGCGCGCCCTGTACCTGATCGGCTAAGGAGTAACCGCCATGAACAAGACAAAACCAAAAGCCGCTATCCTGCCCCGCGCCACTTGGAGCCAGCTTGCCAGCGCTTACCGTCTGGCCAATCGCTACAGCCCGGTACTCGCCGCCGCCATCCTGGCCGAAGCCCGCCGCCGCATTTTCGCCAACGGCCTAAAGGCCGCCACCCTGGGAGCCTGACACCATGCCAAGAGGACGCAAACCAGACCCGACCAGCCGCCGCGCGCAAATGGACGCACTAGAGCCCGGCCAATCATGCTTCTTTATCGCAGACGAAGGGCAGAGCGCATCACGACTAATGGCCAGCATCGCCAGCACGTACCGAGGCGCCGAAAGTATGGGCAGCCTCGGACTTAAGCAAACCGCCGCCCTTGTCGTAATAGAGGGCGAGATACCGCGCGCAGCCGTCCGCGTGACACGGTGCGCCTTATGAGCTGGCCAGCCTTTGCAGTCGCCTACGCTGGCGCCGCTTTCCTCATTTATACGCTGCACACTATTTTTTCAGCCATCACCGGATCCTGACACCATGCCCGCACAATTCCGCCTGATCGACCTGACCGCCGCCACTATCAGCCCCGCCCTGGTTATCGCCTCGGGACCGTGGCACCACGTCCGCGCCGAGCTGGGAGCCCAGCTCAAAGACGACCGCAGACGCGCCAGACGCCGCCCAGGTTGTACGCTTTACCTGTACGCCGACAACGCCCGCGCCAACCTGAGCGAAATCACCCGCGCCCAGGTGGAAGCCGCAGACGTGGGCGTCTGGCTCGACCTGAACATGAGCGACGACCCGAACGCGCGGACCTTCACCCGCTACCGTTTGGAAAAGATCGACGAACGGTCGAAAAGTATCTAGACAGCGGACGAACTTTGACCTATAGTGACACCACACCAACCGAAACAAGGAGCCGCCACATGGACAGCATCAAGAAGCGCTTCATTCTCAACATGATCCAAGAAGGCCGCGACGCCGAATATATCGAAGATGCGCTGGTATCTATGAACCTCGCCAAGACCTACGCACAAGCCCGCCGCCTGATAACACTGGCCACCAAGTAACCCAACCGGGGGCGCAAGCCCCCGAACCTGACACCCGGAGAAAAGACCATGACCGCCACCATTCAGCAGATCGAAAAAGCCGCCCGCGCCGCTGGCATTAGCCTGTACCAATCCGCCTACATGAGCACCGATAAAGCACTGGCGCAGCGCCAGCTGGCCGGTCGCACCCACTATTGCGACGACGACACGCTACGATTTTTCGGCGCGCGGATCAACAGCACCCGCCAGGACGACAGCGGGCTGTGGTTTGCCTTGCGCGAGTCTGTACAGCTGCCGCACTCCGGTCGCGTGCACCGCTGGGCGATCTTCGATATTTTCGGCAAGTGCGAGCGCACCGAAGCACGCGCCAGCGGAGCCGCCGCCGATAAACTACTGCCGGCCCTTATCGCGTCCAAAGACTGGCACGCGCACACTGTCGCCGCCCTGCTGGCACGTGCCGACGAGCAGCAGCGCAACGCCGACGAAATTCGCACCATCCTGGGAGCCTAAGCCATGAAAACCACCGTTACCATTTATGAATTCATCGAAGCGTTCCGCAACGCCGACCGCCGCGAGAACTTCAGCCGCGAAGGGCTCGGACTTCTTTTCGACTACTTCGAGCAGTACGAACAAGACAGCGGCGAGGAAATGGAACTCGACGTTATCGCGATCTGCTGCGACTTCTACGAGATGGACCCCGCCACGATCAATGACGAATACAGCCTTGACCTCGATCTGTCCGATATGTACGAGGCCGAAGCCGCCGAGGCCGTAGCCGAAGCACTGAACGAGCAGACTAGCGTAGTCGGCACCACCAGCGCCGGAACCGTAGTATTCCAAGCCTTTTAACGCCTAGTCCGTCGTGCCGCTTGCCACCCAGGCGGCACCGCAGAACAGACGCCACAACCGGAGAGCCGCCACCATGACCAAGACCGCCACCGTTAAACCCCTCGAATGCTGCCACGCTGACACCTGTCTGCCAGACTACTGGAGCGGCCACCACTTGCCCCACTTACAGATTCCTGTCTGGAGCGGCATGACCCTGGCCGAGATTAAGCGCTCGATTCTGTCCGAGCTTGAAGAATGTATCCAAGGCGCCGACGCCGACTTCCTGCACGACTGGCGCGACGAGCACGACCAGGCACGCGCCGACGCATGGCACCGCCGCGCCCGCGCCGCCGTCCGCCGCATGAAACCCACCCGCAAAGGCCAGCGCCGATTTTTCCTCGATCTGGAGCCGCAGACCGAGGACGACGAAACCGTCTACGCCTTTTTTGTTTTCCGCCCGCTGGAGGCTTGAGCCATGCAGACCATCACCCTAGAGCAAGCGATCTACCACGCCGCGCAAGGCGCATGGATGGACGCACACAATAAAGGCCAAGACCACGCCCAGCGGATGCAGCAGGCACGCGAACACTGGAACCGCCGCAAGCTAACGGCGAACATTGATACCGGTACAGTCCGCGACCGTGACGGAGTGGTCGCGCAGTTCACCGCATACGACTGGGCAGACACCTACACCAACGCGCCGAACCACATTTACTTCGACTTCTTCGAGCCGATCCTGCGCAACAGCGCCGACCGTATCCGCCGTGGGTTTTAACCATGAAATCCGCACGCGACACCCTGCGCGCCGAGCTGCAAAAGGCGCGCGAAGATATAGCCAACGCCGCCACCGTGACCCAGTACGACCGCGCCAAGAAGCGCGCGGCCTACCTGGCCGACCTGATTGAACGCAAATACCGGAGAGCCTGAACTATGAAAACCACGGAAGCGCCACACATCGTAGAACTGCAAACCCGGACCGAGCGCGGAGCCTGGGAACGGCAAGCCATAAACGTACTGGCCGAGAACCCCGAACAGGCCGCCGAGCGCGCGCAGCTAGCCGCGACGCTGGCCGGTAAATACGTCGGATCGACATACAGCGCGCAGAAAGCGTAACCCGGAGCGCCTGAACCATGACCAGCAAACAACGCCGCGCCATGCTGGCCGCCCTGGCGCAACAGTCCGCCGCTTGGATACGCGCCAGCCACGACAACCCCAACGCCTACATGGCGCCCGCTTGCCTGCGCCTACACCGCCTCGCACTGCGCCGCATGGGCGCACTATAAGCAGCACACCGGAGAACAGCCGCCATGATCCCGACTGGAACCGCCCGACCAATTCGCCCCGAGTTGGTGAGCATTGTCAGCCTAAGCCACGACTACAGCAACGGCCAACGCTGGCAGATTGTCACCGTATATGAGGACGACCACGACGCCAATGCGCGCCGCGTGCTTGATCTGCGCCTACCCATGACGCCCAAGGACAACATAAAGCGCGCCGCCGAGCTGGAGGCCAAGATAAGTTATTGCGACGGATACAACGCCGAGAAGCACAGATGGGGTGATGACGGATACCGCACCGCGTGGCACGCCATCACCCACGACGACGCCCGCGCCGTACTGGCCTACGCGCGCACCGTTGCCGAGTCCGACCAGTTCAAACCCGGCCCGACCAACTCCCGAGCATTCGCCAATTTCTACCGCCGCCCGTGACGCTTGAACCCTGCCGCCTGAGCAGCACACCAGCCAGGCGCCAGGCTTGAACCGCCACCCGAAAGGAGCACACCGCCATGCCGAAGAACTACACCGCCGCGCACCACACCACATGCCGCCATTGCGACCAAGACATAGAAGGCTGGGCACCTTACCGCCGCGGAGAATGGCGCGACCGTGGGAACAACACAACGTGCCCAAACAGCAAACACGGGCGCAAGCACGCGCCACACTGGCCGCTGAATAAGTAAGGAGCACACCGCCATGACCCGTTACCAGCAGTTTGACCAGTTCCTGACCGGATACACCACCGCACTATTCTGGAGCAGCACCGACGAGCGCGACGGCGAAACCGTAAATCTCGACGACTACCTGACCAGCACACAGGCCGACGACCACTGCCGCGCCGCGTGCCGGGCTTTCTTCGACACACACTACGCCGACCTTGAGTTGGCCGCAGCAGCGTACTCAGCAGACGACCTAGAACTAGGCTGGCAACTGGCCGGCAATGACTTCGCCCTGACACGCAACCGCCACGGCGCCGGATACTGGGACGGCGATCTGCCGGAGGAACTGGGCGCGCGCCTGACCGAAGCAGCACACCGGGTCGGCGAGTGCTGGCCGTATCTGGGCGACGATCAACTAATTTATATCGGCTGAGGGCTGAGACGATGAAAAAGCAAGCATGGGTTAGCGGTAACAAAATCGAAGGCTACAGGCTGTGCGTTGAGGGCGCAGCCCTTGAGCACTTCGACGATTTGAACGGCGCGCGCTTTTCCGGCTACAAGCCAGCGCAAGCAATCGCCAATGCGATAAACGCCTATTTATCGGGCAAGGTTGGCGCGAAATGACCGCCACCACACAACAGCAGCACACCGGGTCGGCGAGTGCTGGCCGTATCTGGGCGACGACGACCTGATCTACATCATGTAAGGAGCACACCGCATGAAACCCAAGCACGACAACGGCAAACTGGACACCCGCTACACCGTGACCCTGGAGCACACCGGCCAGCCGACCGCGCGCCACGTGGCCAGGTTCCTGCACCAGCGCATAGACGACGCCGCGACCGCCCGTGACGCATGGGCGCACTGTGTGTCGCACCAGCGCCAGCGACTTGAGCAGCACACCGGAGTGGCGCAGTGATGACAGACGACCGCCGACCCACCGACGAGCAACCCACCGACTGGTGGACACTGATCGAATGCGCCCTGATCCTGGCGCTGCTGATCCACGTCATGTACCTGCTGCCCGCCTGAGCAGCACACCGGAGAACGCTATGAAACTGCACGACCTTTTCAGCGAAGCCGCCAAGGTAGTCCGTGTTATCGACACGGGCATGGCGTGGCAGGTAATGATGGGCAGCTCGGTATCGCCGATCAGGTACACCACCAAGGCCCAAGCCGAGCAGCGCGCCGGCTATCTGCGCACAGTGTATGTATTTGGCGGCAGAGTGTCGCGCGCCCTGACAGACGCCGAGCTGCTGGTCATTAAGCAGCACACCGGACGGGGTGGGTGCTGGCGCGCAAACTGCCGCGCCGCACTGCGCGAGATCGAAGGACGCAAACAAAAGTACAGAGGGGTTGAGGTCTAGGGCTCCACGATCTAGACTATCTACATACCGCCACAGCAGCACACCGGAGAACACCATGCGCGTCATCATCGACGGTATCGACTTCGTACCGATGCCGAAACAGGTCATCGACCAGCACGCCACCCTGCGCAGCCTTATGCACAGCACCCGTAAGCGCCTCGGCATGACGCTGGATGGTGCCGCCAGGCTGGCCGGACTGAGCCATACAGCCATCCACGCGATGGAGGCTGGTGGACACCCGTACCTCGACACCATCGCCCGTGTCGCCTGTGTTTACGACCTCGACATGAACATCATCGCAGCCGTCTGGCTCAAGGAGCACACCGATGTGGGACAAGAATAAGCAACTGGAGTCGGAAGACTCACCGCCATCCGCTGACATGCTCGACGGATACCGCTCGATCAACTGGATGCTGGCAATAGGCGCCCTGTTCATTGGCCTGC